TTAGAGCACGCCTCGTTTGCGTAGCTCGTCCAGCACGCGCTCGTTCAGCTCGAGGATCTGTTCTGCCGTCAGGTCGCTCTTCACGCCCAGGGCGGCGCGGTTGATGGCGTCGCCGACCTGACGCTCCAGTTCGTCTCTGGGGATGAGGGCGAGCGACTTGCTGGGAGCGGAGGAGAGTGCCTCTGTGGCAACGGGGTCGCCTCCGGCGAGGATGCGCCGGCAGCTGCCGGGCGCCCACTGGAGGGCACGTTCGATGTTGGTGTACGAGGTGGCCCGGACTGTCTGGGCTGCCTCGACCTTTTTCCACGTGTCCTTGCTCATGCCGGTGAGCTTGGCGGCGGGCTCTACGCCCAGCCCGAGCTCGAGGCGCCGCTCCTTTACGAGCGTCGCTAGGCGTCCGAGGTCGTTACCCATGAGACACATCCTGCCAGGACCCGCTAGGACCAGCTAGGAGTGGGGCCGCTCAGTCCGGAACGTGCCCCCATGATTGCGCAAAGTCATCGCACAGGCATGCGGCCGTGAACCATTGGCCATGACGTCACGCAGCGAACTCGCGCTAATACCCGCTAAGAACCGCTAGACGAACCCGCTAGAACCCGCTAGGTTCTAGGCATGGAACAACCCCCTCCCACCTACGAGGTGATAGGGGCGGAAATCCGCAAGCTCCGCATGCAGGCAGGGCTGAGCACCGCAGAGCTGGCCAAGGCAGCACTCATATCCAGGCGCTACCTCAACCACCTCGAAAACGGATACCGCACCCGCATGAGACCCGGTCCCTACCAGCGGCTCCGCACAGCACTCGGCCTGCCGGCCGACTCCACGCAACTACTGCGCCCATCCCCGCAGGACAACCCCCTAGGAAAGAGGTGACATGTCCACCCGAAAGCCCACCCCCACCAAGCAGCTTGAGGGCTTCTACAACGTCAAGCAGGCCGCCGAGAAGCTCGGCCTGAACGACCCCACCGACCCCGACGACGAGAGCGGTATCCGCTGGCTCCGCGACGGCGTCAACCACAAGGGCTTCCCCCACCACCGCATGAGCGGCCGGCTGGTGTTCAGCGACTCCGACCTCGCGGACATCGCCGCGATGCACCGCAATGCCTCCGCTCGGCGAGGGCGTCCCCGCCGGGCCCGCGCTTCCGCGCCGGCCGCGGAGAGCCCGCAGCCCGCGGGGAAGCAGCTCCAGCCCATCGCCGCCTGAGCCGGCATGCAGAAGGCCGGCCACCAGAGGCGACCGGCCGGAACGACCCTCCTGAACTCACCACAAGAAAGGAAAGGCCGCGTGACCAGTGTGACAGATCGCGACTTCATCGCCGAGATGCAGCAGGCAGTGGAGGCCGCGATACCCGAGGGCGACTACGTGGCGTCGGTGGTTGCCGCCGACCTCGTCGACCGCCTGCGAGTCGAGGACCCGGAGTTGCTTGCCGGCTGGCTGCACTTGAAGGCGCCCGTAATCCTGGCGGACGTCGTGGCCCGACGGTCGAACAGCAAGCGGCAGACGGCTCGTGTCGGTGCCCCGCGGCGCGCGTTCGCCGAGGCGGCACGTAGCTTCACGACGGACGGCGACGTAAGGGTGTTGAGCCCGTTCGCTGCCGAGTACGTGGTCGATGAGGCGAACACGCGGCGGGCGGTGGCGAACATGACCGCCGATGACTGCCGGTTCGTGGCCGCGAAGTACGAGGACGCGGCGCGGATCTCGAAGTTGGAGGCGGCGTTCCATCGGGCGGTCGCGAAGAAGATCGGCGGCCGGGTGGTCGGTGAGGTGTTCACCGAGGAGCAGTACTTGGAGATGTACCGGTCGGTGACCCAGCAGGGTCCGCGAGCGGTTCCGCGAGCAGCGGCATGACGAAGAGCACCGGCCGACACACCGCGCCCCACACCGAACTTCTCGCCGCAAAGCAGCCGACCATTCTAGCCGCGATCGCGCCTTCTCCGCCCGCCCCGGCCCTCGTCGACTTTTCAAGCCGCCTCGGCCCACCGCGCATCACGCCGACCACCCGACTCCCTACCGCACAGCCCTGTACGGCCCGAGTCCTAGCCGACTTTTCATCTCCCACCGGTTCGACGCTTCCCTGCCCCATCGACATGTCACCGCAGTTCAACTCGCACCGATTCACACGACCCGCCAAGTCGAGCCGTAGCGGCCCGAACCTGATCGACGGTTCTACCCATCCCGATCCGATCCCGCACTGACCGACTAGCCGTCACCCCTCCAACCGACCCCCACCGACTTCCCACTTCATGGCTCCTCGCTTCAACCCCCGCGACTACCCGACTCGCCTCGTCTCTGACCCTTCCTAGTCGACTTCCCCGGCCATTGCCGCCCCGCCCATGCCTGAACGACAACCCGTCCCGACGCCTCCCAACCCTGACCGCGCCGACTACCCAACACCGACCGACACGGCCCCAAGCCGTAACGACGACCCATCTCTGTCCCACGCCGCTCTCCTCGTACCCGCCCGTCCCAACCGACCACCCAGGTCACTGAAAGGAACTCACCACATGACCAGCATCTTCGCCAACTACACCAACAAGGCATGGCCCCACCGCTTCCACGGAACCATCCGCGTCCGCAACCTCGCCGGCGGTGTCCCCACCGACCCCAAGGTCGCCGAAGGATGGCTCCGCACCAAGCTCGCCGACAAGGACGACCTCATCCGCGAAGCCGTCGCCCAGACCATGGTCGACCGCGGCGTCACCGCCGACGAAGCCGCCAAGCTCGTCGACCAGAACAAGCACCTCAACGGCTTCAAGCGCGACGAGCACGGCCTCTACATCGAGGGCCGTCAGCTCAAGGCCGCCATCAAGGAAGCCGCCTCCGTCGCCCGCTCCGTCGACAAGCTCAAGGCCCGCTGGGGTTCCACCAACAAGGGCGTCCAGGGCTTCGTCGCCGAACACATCATGGTCGTCGAGGACAAGCTCCCCCTCGGCGTCGCCGAACCGACCGGCGTCCTCCAGTCCTTCCCGAAGAACCCGCGTACCGGCCAGACCGGCATCCAGTACACGGAGTTCATCGAGGTCGCCGAGTTCGACTTCACGATCATCTCCGACTACGCGTTCACCGACGAAGAGTGGGCCATGCTCTGGCTCACCGGTGAGCAGCAGGGCGTCGGCGCATCCCGCTCGCAGGGCTTCGGTCGCTACGAGGTCATCAAGTGGGAGGCCGGCGCATGAGCGACCTGACCCCCAAGCCGGATGAGACCACCGCTTTCATCAAGCACCTGTGCGCCGAGCTCGGCATCAACACGATCAGCTACACGGACGGCGCCGGTATCCCGCACGTCGAGATCGACGTCATCCACGTCGCAAGCCTGATCGAGGCCGGCGTGCTCGCTCCTCGCCCCGAGGACCACCTGCCGTTCGTCGAGTTCGCCCGCCGCTTCGGCGTCACCCTCGGGGAGGCGTCGTGAAGATCTCCCCGATCTACTGCCCCGACCCCTCCTGCCGGTGGTCGGCGCACGGTATCCCCGACGAGTTCGTGGAGGCCCGTGACTGGCATCTGGCCGCGCACCGGGCTGACGTGCACGGCGTACAGCCGACGCCGGAGCAGGTCGCGTATGCGACGCGGGCCGGGCACGTCATCCCGGGCACCGCGAAGACGACCGACGACGCTGTGGCCGTCCTGGGTGCCCTGCCGGTGCCGGGCGGTGACCAGCCCCCGCTCGACGAGCAGCGGCTCGCAGAGATCGACGCCCGCGCCGCCCACCTCTACGAGTACGTGCCCCTGCCGCCCGAGGCCGACCAACTCGCGGGCGAGGACGTCCCCGCCCTGCTGGCGGAGATCCAGCACCTGCGCCACCAGCAGTCCCTCGACGACGCCGAGTACGAGCAGGCCACCGCCGAACTCGCCACCGCGAAGGCCCGCATCACCGAGCTGGAGAAGGCGGCCGTCGAAGCCCGCGTCGCTCTCGGCTCCCTCTGCTACGACCTCGAAGACCCCGGCACCGCCGCGCTCGGCGCCCTCCACCTGCTGACGCAGGCCACGGTCTGGACCGAGACCGGGCCGGACTTCGCCGCCGACGCCCTCGCCCAGCACGACGCCAAGGTGCTGCACGAGACGGCCCAGGCAATGGAGGTGGCAGGCCACGACGACGACGCGGTGAACCTGCTCTACCTGCTCGCCGACGGCGCCACACCGAAGGCCGCCGCCAACCAGACCAACCCTGCGCCGAAGGAGGCGTCGTGAGCGCCCAACTGTACGGCCCGATAGCCCTCGACCTGCGTGACGGCCCGGTCGCCGCCACCTACGGCCGCTGCGAGGACGGCAGGCCGTTCGCCCGGCTCGTGTTCGGCGAGGGCAGCCAGCAGATCGCCATCAGCGTCACCAACTCGCCGGCCGACACGCTCACCCAACTCCAGGAAGCGATCGCCCAGATCGCCGCGTGGAAGCAGCGGCAGGAGCAGATCAAAACGCTGCCGGAGGTGGCGTGAGATGACGACGTTCCTCGAGGGCACGGCCATAGACCTGGACCGCGTACAGGTCGCCGTGGACGACTCGCACTGGCTGTGGACGTGCGACGTGTCCGAGACGGGCGAGCCGCTCATGGCCCGCATCGACGGCCCCCAGCGGACCGTCCTGCCGCTCGCCTCCGTACTCCTCGCCCACGGACCCGTCGCCCCCGAACGGCAGCCCACCACCGCAGCCGACTGCCGGCGAGCACTGGAGGCAGCGTGATCCCGCTGCCGTCGCTGCTGGCCGCCTGCCAGATCAGCGTCACCGGCTGGATCGCCCTCGCCGGCATCGGGTTCCTCGCCGTCTTCGGCAACCGCATCAGCAACGACCGCTAGGAGAACGCAGTGAGCCTCACCGACCTGCTGCCGGGCCGCCGGGAGAAGCCGCGGCGGAAGCACCGCGCCGATGACCGCATCGCCGAACTGGAAGCACAGCACGCGGCCGAACTCGCCGAACTCCGCGCCGAGAACGTCAAGCTGTGGGACCGGCAGGCCGCCGCCGACGACCACTTCGCCCTCCTCGCGGAGGACGTCACGGTCACCAACGAGGCGTGGGAGCAGGAGCAGCAGCGGCGTCTCCTCGCCGAGAAGGCACTGCAGCAGGCCGAGGACGTCATCCGCCTCCGGGACCGGCGCATCGCCGACCTGGAACGCCGCGTCGACGTCGGCGTGAAGGCGGAGCACGTCATCGCCAAGACGCAGGAGCTGTCCGCCGAGGAGATCCGCCGCCACTGCACGCCGCGCCCGCTGTGGGAATCACCCCTCGCCAAACCCCGCCCACACCCCCGCCTGGGCACGGCAGGACGACGACACCCAGCCCCTCCCGGCCGCCTAGACCGCCGCCCCGGCCGGATGGCGAAGGCCGGCCGGGGCGGCGCCCAACACCACACCAGCACCCCAGGAGCACGACATGGCCACGACCACGAAGAAGCCAACCCCCTTCGAGCAGCAGCGGCGTGAGGCCGCCGAGAAAGCAGCCGCCATCATCGCCGCCAACGCCACCCGCACCCCCGCCGAGCAGGCCGCGCTCAACGCCATCGACCAGGACCGGTGGGTGCTGTGGCACACCGACCACACCACCGACCTCGCGCTCGCCGTCATCCGCCTCCTGTCCCGCGCCGACCTGCTCCGCGACAAGGAGCACGAAAAGCGGCAGGCGGAAGCCGACCAGTTCTGGGCCGGACACGGCGAGCGCACCCGCGCCGCGGAACGGGCCGCGATCGGCCGGCTCAACGTGCTCGCCGAACAGGCCGCGGACCGGCTCGACGCAGGGGACGACCCGGCCGAGGTCGCCAAGTGGCTGCGCGAAACCCGCGACCGCATCGCGGAAGCACGCGAGAAAGCCACCTCGACCAGCAACAGCTGACCTACCAGGCCAGACAGAAGAACCCCCGAGCGAAGGCACCGCCCGGGGATCCGACACCAGCATCCCACAGGAGAGATCGCGATGGACCAGCTCAACCTGTTCCCCCTGACCGCCCTGCAGACCGAGGGCTACGCCCAGCCCGAGTCCCGCTGGGGCGACACCGACGACGCGGCCGTCGAGACCGAGGTCGAGCAGCAGGCCGAGGCCGCCTGATGAAGATCCGCATCGACCAAAAGCTGTTCGCGGAGGCCGCCAAGCGCGCCCACCGCCGCCTCCCCAACAACCCGCTGCAGCCCCTCCTCGGCGGGCTCCTGCTCGAAACCGACGGCGACTCGGTCACCCTGTCCGGGTTCGACTACGAGACCAGCACCCGCGCCACCCTCGCCGCCGACGTCCTGGAGACCGGGCACGTCCTCGTGTCGGGCCGGCTGCTCGCCGACGTCACCGCGGCCATGCCGACCGGGCCGGTCGACGTGGTCGCCGACGACCAGGAGCTGACGCTCGCCGCGCCGGGCACCACGTTCACGCTGCCCACGATGGACCGCCGCGACTATCCGGAGCTGCCGCAGGCCCCGGAGGCGGCGGGCACGGTGGACGGTGACCTGCTGGCCGCAGCCGTGGTGCATGCCGCGCAGGCGTCCATGCCCGACAAGGAAGCCGCGGGCAGCCTGGAAGGCTTCCGGGGCGTCCACATTGCCGCCGACGGCGACCACCTCACAGTGTCCGCCTCCGACCGGTACCGGATTGTTCGGCACCGCATCCCGTGGACCCCGGACGGCGAGACCGCAGACGACCTGCTGGTGCCCGCCGCCCACCTGGCCGCCACCTGCAAGCAGCTGGCCGGCGGCCCGGTCCGGGTCTCCTTCACCAACAACATCACCGTCGCCGCCCTGGCCAACGACACACTGACCGTGACCAGCCGCACCGTCGCCACCCCGTTCCCCAACATCGACAACTTCTTCCCCAACCCGGCGGCAGCCTCGGGCTGGCTGCGCGCCGACGCCGCAGAGCTGCTGGAGGCCGTGAAGCGGGCCGCACTGGTCAACCACAAGGAAGAGCAGGCCATCCGCCTGTCCTTCGACCAGGACCAGGTGACAGTGACAGGCGGCGTCGAAGGCTCCAAGGGCGCCTCCCGTGTCGACGCGGAGATCACGGACCTGGACGGGTTCACGGCCGGCTACCGGCCCGGCTTCCTCGGCTCGCTGCTCGCCCCGATCAGCGGCCAGGTGCAGATCTGGTTCACCACCCCGAACAAGCCGGTGCTGATCCAGCCCGTCGACGACGAAGGCCGAGTGATCGACACCTACCGGGCCGTGTGCATGCCCGTCCGCCTCACATAGCCGAACGCCCCGCCGGGCGGAATCCGGCGGGGCACCCCACCCAAGGATCCCAGGAGAACCGTTGAACATCGAGATCAAGGTCGACGACATCACCCTCAGCACGATCGTCGCGGACGTCGTCAGCTTCGACGAGGACGGCGACACCTACACCGAGGGCGGCAAGACCGTCGCCGACCTCGTCGCGGAGCAGATCGTCGCCCGTCTCGTCAAGGACGACCAGTGGCCGTACCTGCGCGAGAAGGTCATGGACATCCGCAACGAGGAGATCCGCGCCGCGGTCCGCCCGTCCATCGACGAGGCCCTCGCCCGGCCGATCTACAAGACCAACAGCTACGGGGAGCGCATCAACGGGGCTGAGACCACCCTCGCCGAGATCATCGCCGACGAGGCCCGCAAGCAGCTGTCCGAGCCCGCCGACCGCTACCACCGCGAGAACGGCAGCATCCTCCAGCAGGCGGTGCGGGCCGAGGTGAAGCGCGCGTTCGAGTCGGAGATCGCCGACGCGGTGAAGCAGGCCCGCGACATGGTCGCCGCCGAGCTCGGCGACACCGTGAGCGCCCAGATCGCTGCCGCCGTGAAGGCCGGCCTCAAGGCCAAGTAGCCCGCACCACAACTCCCATACCGGCCGCTGGCGCTCCCCTCGCGCTGCGGCATCCGAAGGGCCGCCGCCCCGCGGCACCCCCCCGCCCGGGGCGGCGGCCCACCATCCGCACACCCGAAAGTCAAGGACATGACCACCGAAACCAACACAAAGCAGTCGCCGCCACTGGCGTTCGTCGACACCGAGACCACCGGCCTGGACCCCTTCCAGCACGACGCATGGGAGATCGCCGTCATCCTCCGCAAGCCGGGGGAAACCGACCAGGAGTCCGTGTTCTACCTGGAGCCCGACCTCATCAACGCCGACCCCAAGGCGCTGGAGATCAACCGCTACCACGAACGCGTCAAGACGGAGGACTGGACCTGGGGCAAGCCGCAGGACGTCGCCCGCGACCTGTACCGCCTCCTCGACGGCACGGTCCTCATCGGTTCGAACCCGCCCTTCGACGCCGACATGATCGCCAACATCTTCGGCCGCTACTACTGGCACCCCAAGCCCTGGCACTACCGCACCATCGACATCGCCATCCTGGCCGCTGGCTACCGGCACGGGCAGGCCGCGTCCGGCGCCTACGGCGGCGACTTCCTCTTCCCTGACGACTACCCGCAGCTTCCGTACAGCTCCTACGGCCTGTCCCGCGCTGTCGGCGTCGAGCCGCCCGCCAAGGACGTCGCGCACACCGCCCTCGGTGACGCCCGCTGGGCCCGCGACGTCTTCGATGCAGTCACGGGCGGCGCGAAGTGACCGCCGCGGTCGAGGTCGACGCGCCGGCCGAGGTCGAGCCGGGCGTGTACGACATACCGGCCGAGGTCTACCACTCGGATCCCGTCCCCGGCGGGAGCCTCTCCTCCACCGGCGCCCGCAAGCTCGCCACCCAGTGCCCGGCCGCCTTCAAGCACTGGCTCGACAACCCCGAGCCGGCCAAGAAGGAGTTCGACTTCGGCACCGCCGCCCACAAGGTCGTCCTCGAAGACGGACCCGAACTCGTCCTCGTCGACCGCGACCGCTGGGACACCAACGAGGTCAAGGAGCGCATCAAGAAGATCCGGGCCGCCGGGAAGATCCCGCTCAAGCAGCGCGACCTCGACAAGGTCCACGCCATGGCGAAAGCCCTGCGAGAGCACCCCGAGGCCGCCGAACTCCTCAAGCCAGGCAGCGGCGCCGCAGAGCGCACCATCATCTGGAACGACCGCGGAGTCTGGCGCCGCATCCGCATCGACTGGGCCCGCCACGACGGCACCCTCGTCGACTACAAGTCCTGTCGATCCGCGAATCCCTCGAAGCTGTCCAACCACATCTTCGAATACGGCTACCACCAGCAGCAGGAGTACTACCGCGACGGCGCCCTGGAGTTCGGGCTGACCGAGCTGGTCTGCCCGTTCAAGTTCATCTTCCAGGAGAAGGAACCGCCCTACCTGGTCTCGGTGATCGAGCTCGACTCGACCGCCTGCGGCATCGGCCGCCACCTCAACGAGGTCGCCCTCAACACCTACGCCCTGTGCCGCGAAGCCGGCGAATGGCCCGGCTACATCAACACCCCGCTCATCTCGCTCCCCGCCTGGGTCGAGCGCCAGTACCGCTAGGAGAACCCGCATGTCCCAGCTCGGAAAGCCCATTCAGACCGCCCCGCGCGCCACGCAGAACGGCTCCACCCCGCAGATCGCGTTCCGCCCCGCCAGCAAGGCCGGCCGCAAGGCCCGACTGTCCATCCAGGGCATGTCCGGCTCCGGCAAGACCTGGACCGGCCTCGGTATCGCCCACGGCCTCTCCGAGGGCAAGAAGTTCGCCGTCATCGACACCGAGAAGGGCGCCGCCAGCCTCTACGCCGGAATCGGCGGCATCCAGTTCGACACCTGCCCGATGGACCGCTACGACCCCCGCGACCTCATCCGCGTCCTCGACGCCGCCGCGCAGGCCGGTTACCCGACCGTGTTCGTCGACAGCCTCAGCCACTTCTGGAAGGGCACCGACGGCACCCTCGACCAGGTCGAGAAGGCCAGCAGCAGGTACGGCGGCAACAAGTTCGCCGGATGGAAGGACGGCACCCCGCTCCAGAACGACATGGTCGCCGCGATCCTCGCCTACCCCGGCCACGTCGTCGCCTCGATGCGCTCCTACACCGAGTGGGTGCTGGAGAACGGCAAGCCGCAGCGGGTCGGCACCAGGCCCGAGCAGCGCAAGGGCATCGAGTACGAGTTCGACATCGCCGTCTCGATGGACATCGACAACCGGCTCGAAGTCCTCAAGTCCCGCTGCCCCGGCCTGAACCGCAAGGTCATCGAGAAGCCCAACGGCGCCCGTGACATCGCCGCCCCGCTCCTCGCCTGGCTCGCCGCCGAACCGGCGGCCGACACCCCCACCGAGCAGTAGCCGCTCGCTGCCGGGGGCCCGGCCCACTCCCAAGAGGGCCCGGCCCCCGGCACCACCCAGCACACCACAGCCTCAAGGAGCCCGCCATGGCCCGCAAGCTCACCCCCGCCGAGCGTCTCGCCTCCGCCGAGAAGGACTTCCTCCTCGAGGAGATAGCCGACCAGTCCGTGTGGGACCAGCACATCGTCGAGCAGGCCGTCTTCCACTTCGGCCAGCGGCACGCCGAATGGTCCTGCAACGACCTCCGCGACGTGCTCCCCGAGTTGGGGCACGGCTACCTCGGCGCCGCCATCAACAGCCTCCGCACCGCCGGGATCATCCAGCACACCGACCGCATGGTGCCGTCCACCCAGGCCAACACCCACGCCCACCGCATCGCCGTCTGGACCCTCACCGCCAAGGGCCACCGCATAGCCGCCCAGCGCGCCGCACGCGCAGCCGAAAGGCGGGCCGCATGATCGCCGCCCTCTTCCTCGCCTGCCTCGGCCTCACCACTGGCCTCGCCGCAGTCGCCTTCGCCCTCATCACCCGGCCCGCACGCCGAGAGGAGACCAAGCCGTGACCACCGCAAAGAGGATCCCGCCGCACGGAACTGAGTACCGCTACCGCGGGCCGGTCGACGGCTCCTGGCCTGGGTGTCGCTGCCCCAAGTGCACCCAGGCACAAGCCCGCGCCGGCAAGGTTCGCGCCCTCGCCCGCCTGCGCGGCGAAGACGCCCTCCACCCGGCAGAGCCCGTCGTCGAGCACATCAGGACCCTGCACGCATCCGGCATGAGCTACGCATGCATCGCACGCCAAGCAGGAGTCGCCAACAACACCGTCACCTACCTGGCCCGAGGCATCAGCAAGAAGTGCAGGCGCGACCGGGCCCTGCGCATCCTCGCCGTCAAGCCCGCCGAGTTCGACACCCGGGCCGATCGGCCAGCCTTCATGGCCATCCGGCGCCTCCGCGCCCTCTACGCCATCGGCCACAACCCGGCCACCATCGGCGCCGCCGCGAACCTCGACCCCTCCACCATCAGCCACGTCGCCAACGGCCGCTACGAGACCGTCGAAGCCACCACAGACCTCGGCGTCCGCCGCGCATACGCCAAGTTGTCCACCGTCGCTGGCAGCAGCACCAAGGCCAGGAAGCGGGCCGCGGCCCTCGGATGGCACGGGCCGCTCGACTGGGACGACATCGACAACCCCGACTGCAAGCCGGAGCCCAGCCGCAAGTCCCGGGCGCAAGAGAGCGCCAGGCCGAAGGTGTACGCCGACCCGGCACGCGTCGCCGAACTCACCAAGGCCGGCCGCACCGCCCAGGAGATCGCCGACGAACTCGGCTGCCACAAGCGGACCGTCGTCCGCGCTCGAGGACGCGTCACAGCCCAAGCCAACCTGCAGGCCGCCGCATGAGCGCCGACCGTTCCTGGCTCGACGAGGCTCTCTGCGCACAGACCGACCCCCACCTGTGGACCGACGTCCCCACAGGCGGCGGCTACACCAAAGCCCGCCGCATCTGCCAGCGATGCCCCGTCCTCGCCGCCTGCGAAGCCCACGCCGACTGGCTCGAGGAACGCGGCCTCGGCATCGACGGCATGTGGGCCGGCAAAACCCGACGCGAACGCCGCCATGAACAGCAGCTCGAGGAAGCCGCGTGACCGGCCGTGTGATCTCCGTCGCACCCGGCTGACGGCTCTCACGCCGCGGCCGGCCCCCGACCAGCACGACGAGACACGGGATTAGCGCACGTCGACCGCGATGCAAATCCGACGCACGTCGTGATCAAGAACAGCGCCAACCAAAGATCTACCCGCACGACAAAGGGCCCCGCAACCGCGGGGCCCCGGAGGAGAGAGAGGAGGGGACGGATGTCAGTCGTCGGAGTCGGCCGGCTTACGGCGAGGAACACGGACGACACGCTTCTTCGAATCGGTGCCGGGCGCGATCTTCGCGACCCACTCGCGGGTGAAGCCGGTGAGCTTGGCCATGTGGGACGGTCCCTTGCCGGCCGCGCGGCCTTCGATCAGCAGCTCGCGCAGTTCGGCGTCGGCTGCGTGGAAGGCGTTCTCGGCGCGGATCCGCCTCTTCGTCGCGGCCACGATCCTCTCGTCCAGCTCGTCCAGGTCCATGTCGCACATGGTGGCACAACTCTGTGTCACCGCGCTACGCCACCGCGCATTGTGAACGCGGACCGCGAACGCTATTCTCATACTCATGACAGCGGAGATCTCGCCTGTACCCAACAGGCGTACCGAGACACGCCACGCCACGCCAGGAAACACCTGCAACCACTTCCAGAAGTACGGGATGACCTGCGACGACTTCGACAGGCTGCTTGCCCGTGCAGCTGGCCGGTGCGAACTGTGCGGAACACCCGAGGAGGAGACCCCGCGCAGGGCTCTCGTCATCGATCACTTCGAAGGCGCTGGCCTCTTCTTCGTCCGCGGACTGATCTGCGATCGCTGCAACTCGGTCATGGCGCGGCACGACAGGTCTGCGGCATGGGGGCCCGCCTCGCTGCCGTGGGCGGACAAGGCGCGGGCCTACCACCTTGCCGCGTTCGAGCAGCCCACGCCGGAAGAGTTCGAGCAGGCCGACCGGTACATCGCGTCACGCCGGACCTACCACGTCAAGGACCGGGCGTACATGCCGGTCGCGCCACGAAAGACGCTCGTCGTCCGGCTGGACCGGTCGATGACAGAAGCCGCCGCCAAGCTGCGGCGTCACCTCACCGACAGGCAGAGGGCACGGCTGATCGAACTCCTCTCGAAGCCCACGTAGAGCGACGGAAGCCGCCCTGAGGGCTCGCCCCCTCTACCGAGCCCCCTATCAGCACTCACCTCGAAGGACAACCACTCATGGCTCGCGGACACGGACGCATCCTGACGAGCATCTGGGACGACGGCGACTTCCTCGCCCTCGACGAGCGGCACCAGCGGCTCTACCTGTTCCTGATCTCGCAGCCGAACCTGAATCACGCCGGCCTGCTCGACCTAACGCTGCGCCGCTGGTCCCGCAAGGCCCGCGGCCTCACCTCGGCCGAACTGGAGAAGCTCCTCCAGGGCCTCGAGGACGCCCGCTTCATCGTCATGGACGAGGACACCGAGGAACTCCTCATCCGTTCCTTCGTCCGCAACGACGGCGTGTGGAAGCAGCCGAAGGTCATGGGCGCCATGGTGTCCGGCGCGCTCGAGATCTCCTCGTGGCGGCTGCGGCACGCACTCCTCGCCGAGATGGATCGTGTCCCGCTCGAGGAGCTCAGCGACGAGCCGACGAAGAGGCGCGACGGCACCCAAGGCCCGTCGAACCGGCAGCAGGTTGTCGAGCACATCGAGACCCTGCGGAAGGCGTTCGGCAACCCTCCCACTGACCCGAACGGAAGGGGGTACGGAACCCCCTCCGCACCCCCTTCGGGAACCCCCTCCGATACCCCTTCGCAACCCCCTATCGAGGGGGGTCCGAAAGCCTCTACGCGCGGGCGCGCGCCCGCGTCACACGCGCATTCCCCTTCCCCTTCCCCTGCCCCTGCCCCCACCAATGTTTCGGCTGAGGTCGGGGAGCAGCAGCAGTTCGGCATCGTCGATGCCGACTCCGTCGGCGCACCTGACGGTGCGAGCAACGAGGGCAAGCCGATCACAGCGCAGACGATCGTCGGCGAGTGGCTGGACCGGATGAACAAGCGCCCCCCGAAGGCCGTCATCGGCCAGGTCTCCGCACAGATCAAGAAGCTCCTCGACGAAGGCATCGCCCCCGACGACATCCGCGGCGGCCTCGCCCTCTGGATGACCAAGGCCTACGCCCCGTCGGCGATCCCCACCTTCGTGAACCAAGCCATGAACACCAAGCCGGCCCACCAGGGCCCGTCCACCGCACCCCGCGACATGACCGCAGAGGAGAAGAAGGATGCCCTCAAGTTCGCCTGACGAGCTCAGCCCGCGCGAGTCGTTCCTGCTGGAGCGCGCTTCGATCGCGCTCAACCGGTTCGACGACGAAACCCCGGACATCTACCGCCGGCCGATCGAGCTGCCGCAGCAGGTCCACGACTGGATCGCCGGCTGGGGCGGGTACAGCCTGTTCCTCACCGGAGCGATCGGTGTCGGCAAGACGCACACCGCATGGAAGACGTGCCGCCGTTGGCTCGAGGCGCAGTACGGGCCGGGCCAGCCGTGGCAGGGCTCCCCGGTCATCAAGACGTTCCGGTCGACGGCACTGTTCGATGCGCTTCGTCCGGACGCCCCCGAGGGGGAGGGGCGGGCCCTGTCGAAGAAGCTGCAGAAGGTCGACCTGCTGTTCATCGACGACCTGGCCGCAGCCCGGCCGTCGTCGTGGACGCAGGAGCGGCTGTTCGAGATCTTCGACGAGCGGTACATCCGCCGCCGCCCCGTGATCATCACCTGCGACGTGCTGCCCAATCAGCTGTCCGAGGTGACCGGGCCGCGAGTCGCTTCCCGCCTCACCGAGATGTGCGGCGACAGCATCGTCCTCCTCGAGGGCCCCGACCGGCGGCAGGGGGCAGCCGCGTGACCCGCGGGGCCGGCCGCAGTCGCGGCTACCGCGCGCAGGAGTCCGAGCTTCGGCCCGGGAAGGTCGTTGTCCCGTTCGGCGAGAAGACGACGATCTGCCCGGCCTGCCGCCAGCACAAGCACCACGCCTGCTGGGCGCACCTCGTCGCCCTCGGTCTCCCCGGCGAGCCCGGCTGCCCCTGCGGCTGCCACGTCCCGCTCGACGAGCCGCTGCTGACCGACGAGGCCATCGACGACATGGCCGCCCACGGCACCCTCGCCGACCACGTCAAGGCCCAGAAGGCGTGGGCCATGGGCTCCGGCCCCATCCACTTCGACGAGCCGTGCCGCCGCTGCGCCGCCATCAAGGGCGCCCGCACCGGCCAGCAGACCGAACTTCCCCTGGAGAACCAGTGACTACCGACATCGACGTGTGGGGCCCCGACGAGGCCGCCGCGCTCAACCCGGCCGGCAACGTGGAAGCCGAACGCATCCTCGCCGCCACCGCCATGGCCGACCCCGCTTGCGTCGACGACATGGCCAGCAAGGGCTTCGACCCCGCCGACATCGGCGACGAGCGCTACCGGATGATCTGGTACGCCGTCGAAGACCTCGCCGCCACCCTGTCCGCGTCGGCGATCCGCTGGCAGGCCGTCGCCCGCAGGCTTCAGGTGTGGCACGCCGAAGGCCGCATGATCGCGCGACCGTTCACGGAGAACGAACTCGGCGACCTGTACATGGCTGCCAACCCGGGCGCTGCCGCGTACTGGGCGAACGAGGTCACCCGTGGTGCGATCGCTGCCCGCGGCCGGGCGTTGAGCGCCAACATGCACGTCCGGTTCAGCAATCCGGCGTTCGACCCGGGCACGGACCTGGCCGCGATCCAGACGGAGATCGACAACCTGGCGAAGCCTGCCGGCCAGTCGCAGATGGTCGACTTGGGTGACCTGCTGCCGGACGTGATCGAGCAGGCGACGACGAAGCCGTCCATCGAGGACCGGGTGCCGACCGGCTTCATCGACCTGGACAAGACGCTCTCCGGCGGTTGGGCGCCCGGCCAGTTGGTCGTCGTCGCGGCGCGCCCGGCGATGGGCAAGACGACACTGGCCGCCGGGTTCGCCCGTGCTGCGGCGCTGAAGAACGGCATCCCGACGGCGATCTGGTCGCTCGAGATGAGCAACAAAGAGCTCGCCACGACGATCCTGTGCGGCGAAGTGAAGATCGCCCTGCACCACGTGAAGCAGGGCATCGTCGACGACACGGCGGTGGCGCGGGCCGCGGCGAGGCTCCCGGAGATGGCCGCGGCCCCGCTGAAGATCGACGACAACGCCTACCTGACCCTGCCGAGCCTGCGGGCCGCGATCCGCAACCTGGTCCGCACGATCGGCCTGAAGGTCGTCATCGTCGACTACCTGCAACTGATGCAGGCGCCGCCGGCCGAGTCCCGGCAGGTCGCCGTATCGATGATCTCCCGCGCGCTGAAGGTGATGGCCAAGGAGTTCGGCATCACGATCATCGTGCTCGCCCAGCTGAACCGCGGCCCCGAGCAGCGCCAGGACAAGGTGCCGATGGTGTCGGACCTGCGGGAGTCCGGGGCGATCGAGCAGGATGCCGACATCGTGATCCTGCTGCACCGGCCGGATGTGTACGAGCGGGAGAGCCCTCGAGCAGGCGAGGCCGACGTGATCGTCGGTAAGCACCGGGGCGGGCCGATGGCCACCATCACCGTCGCCTTCCAAGGCCACTATGCCCGGTTCGTGGACATGGCGGAGAGCTGACATGGCCGAACTCACCGCAGAAGACATCGCCGCTCTCCGCGAGCAGGGCGACCTGAAGGACTACCTGCTGTCCCTCGTCGGCCGCACCCCGGTCAAGCCCGCCAAGCCGGCCCTGTCCGCGGTCCCGGATCCGGGCTACCGGATCGCGCACGTCGGCGGTTGGCCGCTCGGTACGGCCGCTTCTGGTCCGACTCCGCCGCCGGCCGTGTGCACGTGCGCCAAGTGCGGCGGCAACCCCGGCACCACCCACCAACCCCAGGAAGGGAGCGCCGCGTGAGCGACGAGAAGACCCGCAGCCAGGAGATCCGCCGTCACGCGCACCGGCTTGCGGCCGAAGGGCTGGGTGCCGCACTGAACATGTGGGAGCTGGACCGGTACTACCCGGACCAGGCCGACCAGGACCGGCTGGAGCGCGAACTCCTGCAGATCATCGCCAGGCTGCGCAAGCAGGGCGGTGCCGCATGATCGTGGATCTCTTCAGCGGGCCGCGCGGCTGGTCCGAGGGCCTGCGCCTGCTCGGCCTGTCGGACGTCGGCCTGGAGTGGGACACCGCGGCTTGCAAGACGGCGCACGCCGCCGGCCACGCCACCATCCAGTGCGACGTCGCCGCCTACCCGACCGTGCCGTTCGCCGGCCGCATCAAGGGCCTGATCGCCTCCCCGCCCTGCCAGGCCTGGTCGCGTGCCGGAAAGCGCGGCGGCCTCAAGGACCAGCCGCTGGTGCACCAGGCCGTCCGCGATCTCGCCGCCGGCCGGGACACCCGCGCCGAGCTGCTTGCCCAGTGCAAGGACGAGCGGTCCCTGCTGGCGGCGGAGCCGATGCGGTGGCTGCACGACCTGCGGCCCGAGTGGGTGTGCATGGAGGAGGTCCCCGACGTGCTGCCGCTGTGGAAGCAGTACGCCGACGTCCTCCGCGGCTGGGGCTACAGCACCTGGACCGGGGTCCTGAACGCCGCGGACTACGGGGTGCCGCAGACGAGGCAGCGGGCCATCCTCATCGCCTCCCGCACCCGCAAGGTGACCGCCCCGGACCCGACGCACGCGAAGGCGCCGGAGTGGGACCTGTTCGGCGAGTGCCTGAAGCCGTGGGTGTCCATGGCCGAGGCCCTCGGCTGGACGGAGGGCCTCACGGTGAACACCCGCGGGGACCGGAAGACCGCTGGCGGGAACGAGTTCCCCGCCGACCGGCCGTCGTGGGCGCTCACTGAGAAGACCCGCTCGTGGGTGCTGCACACGAACCGCGACCAGCGCGCCGACGGCAGCTGGCAGACCGCCGACCCGTACATCGCACCGGCCCCGGCCTTCACGTCCAAGGCCGGCGGTCAGTGGGTCCTCAAGCGCCCGGCCACCACGGTGTGCGCCACGAACCGGATCTCCCCGCCCGGCCACCGTAACCGCGACGCCGGCGGTGAGTCCCAGTTCGCCAGCCCCGACACCGTCCGCATCGCCGTCACCGAAGCCGCGGTCCTCCAGTCGTTCCGGCCCGACTACCCGTTCCAGGGCACGAAGACGAAGGCCTTCGAGCAGGTTGGCAACGCTGTGCCGCCGCTGCTGGCCGCGCACGTCGTGTCCGCCGCGACCGGCATCCCGATGCCCGCCGCAGAGCCGACCGCGGAGGCCGCCTGATGTCGAAGCCCCGGCTGTGTGAGGGCGGTTGTGGGCGGTTGCTTACGGATCCGGTGTCGATCGCTCGCCGCTACGGGAAGCGGTGCGCGGAACGCCTCGGCATCACCGCCGTCTCGTCTGGTGCTCGCCGGCCGCGTCCCGTGCCCCGCCCGGACACACCACCCGAAGTGCACCCCGACCAAACCGCCCTCGAACTCCGACCCATGCAGCCCAGCCTCTGGTCCTTGTGACCAGCCCAACCCCAAGGAGAAATCCATGACCCAGCCCACCGTCTACCGCATCGAGTTCGGCCCGGCGTGGCCCGTCCCGCCGATCACTGTGGACTTCGCCGACCGGAACGCCGCGGCCCGGCAGGTTGCGGAGTACGCGATCCCGTACCTGCGGCCCGTCCTCGCCGCGAAGGGCCACCCGGAGATGGCCGACTGCTTCTTCCGCACCGACCGGGACCTGACCGTCGGGGAGTTCGTGTACCTCGACCTGAGCGGCGGCGAGACCGGTCTCAGCGCGGGCGCCCGCTTCTGCCCCGCCCGACTCACCCCGACCGACCTGGACCCGGAGATCTGCGGCGACGAGTACGACGCCGACGTCTGCGACCTGGAGCCCGGCCACGACGGCGACCACTGCGCCGACGCCACCGTCGGCTGGACCAACCGCTACGCCCGCCCCACCACCGAGGAGACCCGATGACCGACCAGCCCAAGCGCGCGATGACGATGCGGGAGATCCGCGAAGGCCTCGGCCACGTCCAGCCCGGCCAACCCGAGCCGATCGTGCAGGCGACCCGCTACGAGGTGTCGCTGCTGCCGGAGGGCGACGTGAATCGCCTGCTGTTCACGATCAACGTCGAGTACCGGGGCGACAACCGCTGGGCTGTGGTCCGGCACCGGCTGTGCATGAACGCCGAGGGCGTGTGGTCGTGGGAGTCCGTGCCGTCCGAGCGGGAGGACGAGTGGCTGGCCGCGCACCGCTTCGACCTTGACACGGCGCTGCGGCTCGCGAAGGAGCACGCGCCCAAGGTCATGGTCAACGGGATGACGGCGCTGAGCGTGTACCGCCGCACCCACCCCACCCCGTGAACACCGACGGCTCGGGGCGCGCCGTTATCGCGCCCCGAGCCTGCGCCGAATCCTACCCGCGCCACCCGGAGGACCCCATGACCGACCGCCCGCGATCGGGGGCCCGGTTGTGGGTGAGGGCGCGCACCTGACCCGCGAGTAAGAACCCGGCTGGCCCTGTCCCGTACACCCCATCGAAGGAGAAAACCATGAGCGACGAGCACGTACAGCACACCTGGAACCTGGCCCGCGACGACGCCGACGAGGTCACCGTCGAGCTGTGGACGGACGGCTACACCGTCCGCGTCACCGGCGGCGACGGCGAGGACAGCGAGGGCGGCCGGAAGGCGGTCGACGCGCTGCTGGGCAAGTACCGGGCGGCCGGCTACCGGCTGGTGCGGGACTACCCGGTGAACGACGCCGAGCCCCAGGCCGCCGACGTTGAGGACGACGCCGAACCGGACGGGAAGCCCGAGGAGTGCCCGGAGTGCGGCGGACGCGTCGAGTTCGAGCCCGGCTACTGCACGGACCTGCGGGAGGGCGACGCCTGGCTGTGCACCGGCTGCCGGTGGGGCGAGTGGCTGACTGCCTGACCACGTGCACGGCTGCCCCTGGTCGTATCAGGGGCAGCCGGCCCGCCCATCTTCTCACCCGGCCTCACCCCTGGAGACACCCGATGACCAACCCCGAGACCCCGACCGTCACGCCGGACCCCGACCGTGACGGCGTCATCCTGCACCTGCCAGAGATCACGTACCTGGACACGCAGACGTGGGCTGTGGACGTGGGCCTCACGGCGGAAGGGCTGGCCGCCCTGCGGGCCGCGTTGGGGGTGCCCGCTGTCGTGGAGCCGCCCGCCGACCGGTCCGCACTCCGCTGCGTCTGCGGCGACCCCATCGAGCGCTGGACAGGGCCCGGCGAGCCCGGATGGATCCACAGCCCCGGCTCTGACGCGCGCTGCCTGGAAGCCCGCCCGCCCGCCGGCCGGTCCGCCGTGTACGCCGATGCCGCCCGTACTGCCACCGCCACCGCGGCCCGTCTCCGCACGGAGGGCCACGAGACGCGGGCGCTGGGTGCGGAGGATGTGGCGGACCTGCTGCACGCCGCCGCACGCCAAGAGACCACCGCTGAGACGCCCAGCATGAGGCTCGCCCGCGCGTCGGTGCAGGCGATGGTCGACACCCTCCAGCGGCCCGCCGATTGGGGCGTCTGCTCGGGTTGTGGCGCGGCAGCCGGGCCCGACTGTGACTGCCCGCCATTCAGCGAGCAGCGGGCGCAGGCTCACGCCGAGGGCGAGCACGCATTCTGCGGCGACGAGTGCGACGCCGACGAGGCGCCCCAGGACGGGGCCGCGTCGTGACCGACCACGACTTCACGCCTGGCCGTCGTTCCCGGAAGGGGCGTCCGTCGATGTCGCCGGAGGCGCAGGCGATCGCGGATGAGCTTGCCCGGCGGGCGGCGCAGATGTGGGCGGAGTCGGATGGCGGGCTGTCGATCCGGGAGGCGGTGGAGTTGGCCGCGTTCCGGATGGGGGTTGAAGTCCCTCAAACGGTGACAGAACCGGCGGTCGAGTAGTGGCGGCAGATCCCCACACCGCCAACTCGGCCCCGAGAAAGCCTTTGACGGCCCCTCTCGCGGCCTCAACCCCGGAAGTCGGTGCGTCGCGACATCCGCGCCCGTCTACGAGTCCCAGGGAGGCGCACGCGGCCTCTCGAACCCATCAATCCCACCGAACACCCGAAAGGACACTCATGATCAGCCCCGAGCAGTGGTCCACCATCCGCGACCTCGTCGCCTGGCTCAACGCCGAGAACGGCTACAGCCCCGACGAGATCAGCCTCCGCATCCTCAAACTGTCCGAGGAGGTCGGCGAGGCCGCCCAAGCGTGGATCGGCGTGCGCGGCCAGAACCCGCGCAAGGGCGTCACCCACACCACGACCGACGTCGCCGACGAACTCTGCGACGTCATCGTCACCGCCGCCGTCGCCCTCGCGTCCATCAGCGACGACCCGGAAGAGCACCTGCGGGCCAAGCTCGCGAAGATCGCGAGCAGGCCGCGCACCCCCGAGACGGTGACCGCCTGATGCCGCGCGTGATCCGCGCCCGCGACGTCGACGCCGTCCTCGCCCCGTACCCGCAGTCCGAGTTCATCGACGGCGACTGGGACCCCGGCTGGCGTACCGCACAAGCGGGCCGCCGTCAGGTCAACGTCTTCCACGACGGGCCCGGCGAGAAGGACGGCCTCGAGCGGTACGCCCTCGAGCTGCAGGCCGCGGGCTTCCACGTCGTGCCCGACCAGCAGCCCGGCGGCGGACGACGCCGCCTCCACATCACCCGCCCCTGAACCTGCCGGGGCCGCTCCCGCTCAACCTCGGGCGCGGCCCCGTGCACCACCGACTACCCACCGGAGGAACCGTGATCCGTGAGGATCGTTTCCTGATCTCCCGCAAGCCCTACGCCGTCAACCTCGGCAGCCTGCGCGGCAGCCGCACCGAAACCCCGCAGGGCCGGAACGAGTACTACTTCGACGGCCGCATCGACGCCGTCTGGTTCCGCCGCCGTAAGGGCATCACCGTCGCCTGCATCGGCGAACTCTGGGACCTCCAGCACCCCGAGCCCGCCGACGCCCGCCAGTTCCTGGAGCAGCACGACGACGGCCGGTACGGCGGCGACACCCACGGCCGTTGGGACGGCACCTCGTACTGGGGCACCGGCACCCTCGCCGACCAGGAGCAGCACCTCGAGATTCTCCGCCCGATGCTCGCCGGCTACCCGGCCATCCCCGACGGCTACGACGGCTGGTGGACCTTCCAGCCCGCCCGCTGACCCGCCCCTGAACCACCCGCCGCCCCGGTCCGGGGGTGGCGGTTCTCCCCGAAAGGCCCGCACTGTGACACCCGATCAGGAACTCTCCGCCGCCGCCCGGCGCTTGGACGCCATGGACGATGCGAACTGGCGTGGCACCCCACTCCACGTGCTGTTCCCCGGCGTCGCCCAACTCCTCGTCGAGTACGGGGACGACTGGCGGCAGCGCCCCGACAGCCACCCCAGCACCCGCCTCGACGATGCGGTGCTCGCCCTCGCCCGCCGAATCAACGGGGGTGCCCGGTGAACCCTGCGAAGCCGGCCGAGCGTCTGCCCGCGAAGCCGGGCCGCCGCCGCTACATCAGCGCCACCACCGAACGCTTGCTCGCCGACTGCTTCCCCGGCCTCGTCCCCGCCACCGTCATCGAAGACGCCCTCAGGCAGAAAGCCATCCGCGAAGGCAGGCTCGCCGCACCCCGGAGGCGAGGTGGCAAGCCGTGAGAGCCGCCCGCCCAGGGATGCCCCTCGTCGAACGCGAGATCCAAGTCCTCAAAGCGATAGCCGAAGGCGCCAGCTACGCCGAGATCGCCGCCGACCTCATCCTCGCCCACGCCACCGTCAAGAACTACGCCCACAGTGCGATCAAGAAGCTGGGTGCCCGTAGCCAAGCCCACGCCGTGCACCTCGCCTACCAGGCCGGGATCCTCCGCCGGGAACGCCACGGCGACCACGCCGGCTACGCCGCTCACCTGTATCGCGGCGAAGAGCCCTGCGACCTGTGCAAGGCGGGGGAGCGCGCCTACCGCAACAGCCGTCGTCAGCAACGGAAGGAAGCCGCATGACCGACCAGCCCGAGCCCCGCGGTCCTATTGGGTGGGCGCGGAAGCAGCAGCAAGACCGGGCCGCCGCCCTCGCCCCCGACGGCGGGTCGGCCGTCCCCGCGGCCTGGTCCCAGCTCGAGGCGCACGCCTTCAACGCCGTCCAGCCCGCGTTGCGCGCCGCGGGGGCGTGGCTGCCGTTGTCTGCCCGCCGTGCCGTCGCCCGCGCCGTCCTGGAGACCATCCTCGGCCCGATCCCCACCGGCACAGACACCGCCACCTGGACCGCAGTGCGTGCCATCCAGCTCATGCACGAAGCCGGACGGCAACGGGATGCCGCCGAAGCCGCCCTCGCCCGGGTGGAGACTCTCGCCGCCCAGATCGCCGCCGGGCATCCCGTCCAGGACAACCCCGACAACCTCGCCGCCGCCATCCGCGACGCCGCCAGCACCGGCCAGACCAAGGAGTCGTGACCGGTAGCCGGGCGGACGCGACGGCTGAGGCGTCGCCGAAGCCCCGCGCAATGGCGGGGCTTCGGCGTCATCTCTTCATTCAGGTACGGTACGGGCGATGCCCCGGCCGCTTCCCTCGGCCGGGGCATCGCCGGTTTTCGTGTTCGTTCCGGGCAGGATCCGAGGCGGTCGCCCCGCGCGACATTGGCAGCGTTGGGTAGCTGCCTCAGCTCAGTGGGTGAAGCGGTCGGCGCCCGGCTTCGCGGTGAACTTGCGGACGGAGCGCGGGTACCAGTCGGCCCGGCGCAGGACCGCGATGTCCCGCTTGACGCGTGTCGATGCGTCGTCGCACTCGACCCGGACAGTCTTCTCGGTGACCTTGACGACTGTCCCGGTGCGCTCGTACCAGCCGCGTCCGCCGTAGCCGTTCTCGTTGGTGAGGAACGAGACGCGGTCGCCCTCGTGCACGTTGCTGAAGTCCACCGGCTCGAATGTCTCGCTCATGGCCGGCGCCTTGTTCTCGGTCATCACGCTCACTGCATCTCCCTAGTTGGCGTCCTGACAACTCCAGATTAGTGGGTACCCATCAATTCGACAAGTGGGTACCCACTGGATTGTTTGGCGGGTACCCACTACCCTCGCCCCATGACCAAGCCACCCGCACCGTTCGAGCAGCTCGCCGACCTCGCGGCCGGCGGCGAGAGCATTGACCAAGCCGTCGCCCTCACCCAGGCCCTTGCCGCCATCCCGGACCTCCAGAAGTGGCTACGGGAACGCCGGCAGCACGTCGTCCGCACCCTCCATGAGCGCGACGGTATGAGCTACACCGACATGGCCCCTCGCCTCGGCGTGAAGCCCGAACGCGTCAGTGGCATCGCCCGCGGGCACAGTCGCTCCCCCAGGAAGGGGAGCTCCGAGTGATCGACATCAACGGGGTGGAGTTCGCCTCCAAGGACCAGAACCGCCACCACCCGCGCGGCGCGATCTGCTGGCACTACAGCCGCTTCCGGCTGACCTGCGACGAGTACGACGCCCTACGCGCACGCGCACGCGACTGCTGCGAGATCTGCGGCACCCCAGAGGCGGAGACGCCAAACCGGCGCCTGGTCATCGACCACTTCAGTGGTCGCCCCGCCTGCTACGTGCGCGGACTCGTATGCGACCGCTGTAACTCGGTGATGTCCTGCCACGACGGCAACAAGAACTGGGGGCCTCGCTCCCTACCCTGGCGCGAGAAGGCCGCCCAGTACGCCGCGAACAGCTGGCAGACCCCCGAGGAAGGGTTACGCCTTCAGCAGTTCCGGGGACCGCTCGACCGGCTCTGACGCTCTCTAGCTGACAGTGTGATGCCCCCCGCCTATCCCGGGCGGGGGTGTCGTCGTGTCGTCAAGCGCGCGTTTCCGGTGCCGCTGGCCGGTTTGCCTCCTTGTCGACAAGTCATCCCCACTCCACCCTTTCAAGGTCACTAGTGACTGCAAGGGGGAAAGCGTGCCATTTGGTAGCGGAGACCGGGCCCAGCTTCAGCAGATCATCGAGCAGCTCGGGAAACTCGCCACCGACCTTGCCGCCGTCAAGCAGCAGGTCAACGACCAGCAGAACACCATCAATCAGATCCGCCAGGACGCCACCGCGGCGATCACGACCGGCCTCGCGGAGATCCGGGCCGTCGCCCGGGACGCCATGAGCCGCACCAACGACATCGTCACCGGGCCCGTCGCGAGCATCGGCGGGGAGCTCGTCACGATCCGCAGCGCCATCGGCCAGCTCGACAGCCGACTCCAGGAGCAGGCCGCCAGCCCGCCCGCGCCCGCGGCAGAGCCGGCCAGCCCGCCCGCCCCGGAACCCGAGCCGACACCCGTCCCCGAGGCGGTGCCCGAACCTGACCCCGAACCCGAGCCCGAACGTCCGGACCCGCTGGATGAGCCCGACGTCGACACCCTCCGGGCCGCTGCCGGTATCTCCGCCGCTACCCTCCACGCCCACCGCGACACCTGGGAATTCTTGGTCAAGCACGTCGGCGCCGACCAGCACTTCCACCTCCCGGCCGAGGTCCGGGGTGCCGAAGGGGTCGTCCTGGCCAAGGTGTCCGGGCCGAGCCTCGTCGCCGCCCTGACCAGTCTTCACCGCGTCAGCCGCACCGCCCCCGAGGCCGGCACCCGCGCCATCGCCGCGCACCTCCATGAGCGGCTCACCGAGACCGTGCAGGAGATCGTCACCCGGCCCCACCGCGGCGACGGCGCCGACGCGGTCCGCATCGTCATTGACGACCGAGCCGCACCCGACGACACCAGCAGCTGACAACGCGACGCCCCCGGTCGCGGTCTACGGCCGGGGGCGTCGGTGTGTCCTCATGTGCGCCGATCTGTAGACAGGACTACAGGGCATCTGTAGTCTGGTCTACAGATGGAGCGAGGGGCGCTCCGGAGGGGACTTCCATGCTGACGATCACCACCCGCACCGGCGACTACTACGGCGACGGCAGCAGCAACCACATCTGGGAAACCCACGACGCCGACGGCCAACTCATCGCCGAGCTCTACGTCTCCACCGACCGCCACGAGATCATGAACATCTGGGTCGACGAGGACCACCGCGGCGAGGGCCACGCCCGCGCCCTCTACGAGGCCGCCACCGACCAGATGGACATCTTCCACGCCCCCGAGGGCCACCGCACCCCGGAGGGCAACGCGTTCGCCGAGGCCGTCGGCGGCCCCACCGTCGCCCCCTACCCCTGCGACTGCCACGCCTGCGACACCCTGGAGAACTGACCCATGCAGCAGTACGAACTCGAAGCCTGGCTCGGCAACGACCACGGCCTCAGCGACGACCAGATCGACGAACTCCTCCGCACCGCCAACGAAATCGAAGAGCAGTACCCCGGCGAGGACGACCGCGACGACCGCGAAGCCGCCCTCACTGCCGCCTACCGCCTCATGGTCGAGGCCCCGGAAGACCTCATCGCCGAACTCGCCAACCAGCGCGCCGCCGCTCGAATCGCCGAGCGTAAGGCACTCGTGGCCCTGCGGCAGATCGGCGTCACCCGCATCAACAATGGCGACGCCACCGAAGCCGGATTCGCCCAGCAGGCCGGCATCGACCGGATGTCCGTCAGGAAGTGGCTCGGGAAACGCTGAAGAATGCCGACGCCCCCGCTTCTCGTTCGAAGGCCGGGGGCGTCGTCCGTCGTCAGGCCCGCAACACCTCGAGCGGCGCCGGCACCGACGGGGCTCAGCCGGTCGCGCTGCGCCTTCGCGCCCGGTACTCCTCACGCACCTCGACCAGACGGCGGTGCGTGGCCCGCATCCCCTCGACCCGGGCCGCGAGCGTGTTGATGACGGTCTCCAGGCCGTCCGGATCCAGGCCCTCGATGAAGTGGTCGTCCAGCAGCTCGATCACCGCATAGGGCAGCCGCTCAGCGAACTTCGACGACCACGGCTCGACCTTGATGACCGTATTGAGGACCTGGAACGTCTCAGGCTCGCCACTCGTGTTGACCGGCAGCGTCAACGGCCGGTCCCAGAACCAGCACCACACGTCCTCGCGGAAGATCGCGCGTCCCATCTCGCGGGAGTGGTCGATCGTGCAGCCGTCCATACAGGTGTACTGCACGCGCTCACCGGTGCGACGGTCGACGAACGACCAGGAGCGTGGGGCCGGCATCTCGCGCTGAGGGGTAACGCACCCCTGCGATACAGTCATGACGAAACCTTCTCTCTGCTAGGAGCGGGTTGATTGATCAGCGAGGTGCGAACTCGCTGGTTGAAACGGCCGGGCGGGTGCGAACCGCTCGGCCGTTCGTCGTTCTGGAGAAGACTCTAGAGCAGGCTCCCGAGGGCCGCTGCACCTCATTTCACCTGCGACTTTCTTATGTCGTCACCCATATGGGGGAACGGAGCGCGTACTCAGTTGAGTGGGAAGGTCGACACCTCGGCCTGCTCACCTGCGGCAGTGGTGAACTGGGAATTTCGAAAAGTACGCGTTAAGGAGCGTCGTCATTTCGCGCCGACTGGAGTAAGGCTCGCCTGAAGATGGCCGGAAATGATCCAAGTGGCCGATTTCAGTGCGGCAGGACGTCGTCGAGGTAGGCCTGCACCGGACCGAACAGGCCGTAGGGGACCAGGCCGGGGATCTCCTCGTGCCGCACCCACGCCACCTGGTCGAGCTCCTCCTCGTCGGCCACCGTCGCCGTACCCGAGACGACCTCGCACGCCGTGTACGCCATGAACTTGCCGCTCTTCGGGTGCACCCGGTCGCCGATGTAGCGCACGGCCTTCACGGTCAGGCCGGTCTCCTCGAGCGTCTCCCGCACCGCCGCCTCCTCCGCCGTCTCGCCGTCCTCGACACCGCCGGCCGGGAACTGCCACGACAGCTCGCCCTCCTTCACGCGGCGCCGCACCATCAGGACGTGCTCCCCGTCGGTGATGATCGCGGCGGACACGTCGGGCTTGGTCGTCTCGGTCATACGATCGCCTCCAAGGCGGTCAGGATCGGCGGGTAGATGCGGTCGGTGGGGATGTAGCGGGCAAGCTCCCCTATCGGAGCCCAGGCGACGGCGACGTTCTCCGAGGAGTCCCCGTTGACTGCCTCACCGTGCACGTAGTCGCAGACGAAGTAGTCGCACACGGTGCGCGTCACAGGATGCAGCCGTTCACCCAGGTGCTCGCGGACCATGCAGTGCACGCCGGTCTCGTCCAGGGTCTCCCGCACCGCGACCTTCGCCGCGCTCCCACCCGGCTTCACGATGCCGGCCGGGAACTGCCAGGAGATGTCGTCGCCGTCCTGCCTGCACACGAGGAGCACGTCACCGCCGCGGCGGACCACAGCGATTGCCACCCGCAGCGCCTGCGCCTCCGGCTGGGGCGTAGCTATCCGCGACAAGTGGATGAACCGGCGGCGCACCGCATCACCTGCCCTCCCGTAGGCCGTGTCCAGGATCCGCTGCGTTTCCGGCTGGGGCACCATCGTCGGGTTGGCGCGCCAAGCTGCGACGCTGCGCACCGACACCCCGAGCCGTCCCGCGAACTGCTCCTGTGTCATTTCGAATGCGTCCTGGAGCCAGGCGGCTTTCTGCCCGGTCCACTGCTGTCGAACGTCGTCCACTATCGGCTCCTCGGCCGCCTTTGTGGGCCCTGTCGTAGCGGGTCTGCATGGGCCTGCAGATTCCGCTTCAGATCACTGCATGGCGCTGCACGGGATCTTCATGGTCTGCGTGGGCGTGCGCGCGGAGACTCGATCCCATGGACTCACTCGCCCTTGCTGTACTGGTGGGCGCGTTGCAAAGAGACGCCCCCCATGGCTTCGCCGATCTCTTTCCAGGTCTTCCCCTGCTCCCGGAAGCCCAGCGCGATCTCCTTCCGCTGCCGGCGCCGCCAACGCTCCAGTTCGGTCTCGAGGAATTCCGCGAGACCGAGGTAGGCGGCCCAGCGCTCGTTGAGGTCTGGGATCGCGCGCAGCTGCTCGTCGTAGGGGGTGAAAGGAGCGTCGGGGGAGTCGGCCATGTCGTGAGGGTACGGGCCATCCGACGCCTGCTCAAGACTCGACTAGAAGAGTTGAGTTGTCCGCTTGACTCGCTTCGGCGGGCCCTCTACGGTCGTACCAACCGCACTTCAAGGCGCAACCTTGAAGCCGGTCCCGCTGTCCACTCCTACCGGACCCAGTCCGCGGACGGCGCACAAATGAAGACGGGCCGGAAGTCCTCGACTCCTACCTCGAGGCCCCGGCCCTAACCAACAGGTTCTGACTAGGAGACCAAGTTGGCTACCACCGATCTTATCGGTGCGCTGGAGCGCACCGACCGCGAGGGCGACACCGCCCCGCTTCCCGCCGATGCTGCCGCTCTGCTGGACCGGCTGCAGGCCGAGTTCCCGCTGGTCCGTGCGGTCGCCCAGTACGAGACGGCCGCAGTGAAGGCCGTGCAGCTCGCCGCGCTCGCCGAGGCCGACAAGATGACCGACCTCGACGCGGACTCGCTGGCCGCGGCGGAGGACGTCATGGCCGCCGCCCGCGAGGTGCTCGCCGCCGCCGGTCGCCTCGACCTCATCGGGGAGGCGTGATGACCGAGCCGACCCGTATCGACATGGCCGCCCCGAACGGCGAGGCCATCCGCGAGGCACTCGACAGCGGCGGTCGACTGGAGCTCCACGACTCGACCCGCTCCGACGTCGCCCCGATCGTCCTGGACGACTTCCTCATGGCTGTGATGCGCGGGGAGGTCCAGTGATGACTTCCGACGAGATGCCGACGCGTGGCCCGCGCCGGCCGGAGCCGACCCCGGACCTGGCCCGTCTGACGGCGGTGCGGGAGACGGCGGATCGGATCGTCGCCCAGGTGGGCGACTGGGACGGCGGGGAGTCGCCGCGGCTGATGGTCGCGGTGATCGACCCGGAGACGAACACCCGTCTGCGGACGACGTTCGTCACCGTCCGGCCCGAGCCGGCCGCCCGGCACCTGCACCTCGTGGCCGCCCACGAGAAAACGAAGGACGAGCTGCCTCGTCGCCCGAGGGGCCCGCACCCGTATCCGACGGGGGTGGCGTCGTGAGCCCCGAGGACTACGAGCGGATGCTTCGGAAGCTGCGCGAGAAGAACAAGCAGTCCGAGAACCGGCCCCGCTAGACCCCCTGATCCGCCGCGGGTGGCGGACGTTCCTGGCTCCCCTCCGGCCCGCCACCCGCGGCCACCAACCTCGTATCACCCCCCACCCACCTGATCTCTGACCCGGAAGGGCTCACCTGTCATGTCTCCGTACCTGTTCTCTGCCGACCACGCCCGCACCGTTCTCGTCCGAGAGGACCGCGCCGCGACGCTCGTCTCCGCGATCCAGGTGCTGTCGATCACCGACCTGTTCGCCGAGTACGCCGCCGCCGTCTCCCGCGGCGACCGGGCCCGCGTCGCGGAGATCCGTCTCGCCGCCGACCCGGAGCTGCTGGCCGAGCTCGACGGCTTCAACGAGCCGGCCGCCGCCTGACTTCGCTGCCCAAACAACCAACCACCGAAGGGACTCTCATGGATCTGACCGCCATGTTCGTGCGTGACGCGCGACGGATCATCGACGACACGGCCGACGCCGACTACACCGACCCGGATCTGCCGCACCGGACTGCTGTCCGGCTGATCGTCCGGCTCGTGGAGATGCTGCGGACGATGGCCAACCACGCCGAGCGTCTCCAGGGCTCCGTGGACACGCTGCGCGCCGAGAACGAGGCGCTGCGGCAGGAGGCCGTTCGCTTGCGGGTCGAGCTCGCCACCCGCGACGACGTCCCGGCCGCCGCCTGACCTTCGTCCGCCCGAGAGGACACCGCATGTTCCGTCGCGACAGCAAGACCGGTGAGGAGATCGCGCACCGCGTCATCACTCCGAACGGCAACACGATCATCACGGCCACCAACGCCGAGTTCTGGCAGAGCGTCGACGGCGCCCAGGTGGAGGAAGTCCGTGGCCACACCCACCCGAACGGGACCGGGTTCGTAGTCGAACGCACCGCCTGACCTCCCGACTGCCGGGCGCGGGAACCCCCGCCGCGCCCGGCACCAGCCCCGGCCCGGCCACCACGGGCGTAGCCGCAAAGGCAGGCCGGGGCACGCACCGCCAGCCATCCACCTGATCCGGAAGGACCCCCATGGACCGCATGAAGAGGCAGGCCGCGAAGAACCGTGAGGCGGCGAGGACGCTGCGCAACCGAGGCCAGGAGACGAAGGCCAAGGAGATGGAGGCCCGCGCCGACGCGCTGGAGTCCGGCCGCGTCACCGACCGCACCGACGAGGTCAGCGCGTGGATCAGCTGGGGCTTCGGCCGCCGCTGACCGATTGCCCGACCGACCACCCAACCGAGAGGAGCCCGTCATGGGCCTGTTCAGCAAGAACGAGACCGGCAAGCCCTGCCAGGCGTGCGGCCACGCCACCACCGAAGACGACAAGGCCGTGAAGACCAGCAGCGGTGCCCGCGTCCACGAGAGCCACACCACCAACCCGGACAGCGGCCTCTACGGCGACCGCAAGCGCGGACTGTTCGGCCGCTGACCCGCTGACCCGCTGACCGGCTGTCCGATCCGCCCGACCCCGTGCGGGCGGTGAGGAGAACCGGCCCAGCACCACCACCCCCACCATCCGTCCCGACCCCCGAGAGGTCGTCATGCTCCGCTACACCGCCTGGGCGCTGCTCGCCCTGTACCTGCTGACCGTCGGCCTGTGGCCGGCCGCCCTCGCCCCCGTCACGTTGACGCTCGCCGGGCTGGGCGCCGTGATCGCGACCATCCCGCCGTCCGTGCTCCTCCTCGCCGCCGTCGTCGCCTGGCTCAAGCACCGGCCGACGCCCGCCAAGGTCGCCTGATGGCTTGGCGTAACGAGCAGGTCGGCGGCGCCGGCCGCACCGACGACAGCCGAGGTCCCGGACCGGGCCGCGCCTGGCAGTCCACCGGGCCTGGCGAGCACCGGTTCAACGGCCTCACCCCCCACCCGTCCGCCCGCCAGGGCGAAGACGTCCACCTGTACCGACGCGCCCGCGTCACCGCCAGCTGAAACCGAGAGAGGAAACCGATCGCCGTGGCCAGTTGGCACGATGAGCGTCGGCGCAACCTGGCCGCTGAGGCCGAGGAGCGCCGGAAGAACAAGGCGTTCGACGCCGAGCTGCGTCGCGAGGAACGCCGCAAGGACCGCGAGGAGGACCGCGAGGTCAAAGCGCAGGCGCGGCGCGACAAGACCGCCCGGCGCCAGGCCCGCGCCGCTCGCCGCGAGAAGACCCTCACCCCCGGCAACGTGTACCGCAAGGGCACCCTGATCCTGGTCGCCCTGTCCGCGCTCGCCTCCCTGCCCGCGCAGATCCTGCACTTCTTCGCCATCCACTGGATGCTGTTCCCGGTCGGCCCCGCCGTCGAGGGCGCAGCCTGGGTGATGGCAGCCGGCGTCGCCTACGCCGACGAGAAGAAGCTGCCCGCCTGGGTGCGCTGGCTCCTGCGCGGCCTGTCGCTTTCCGCCGCCGGGTTCGCCGCCAACATCAACTACAAGTACGGGCTCAGCCTGACCGAGCACGGGGTCAGCGAGACCAACGCGACCGCCGCCGGGATCGGGCTCGCCGCGGTGACGATGCTCGGCCCTCTCTTCTTCGAGGTCCGGCAGTGGGTCCTCACGCTGTCCGCGTCCACGGGCGACTCGAAGAAGCGAGCCGATGAGAAAGCCCGCGCGAAGCACAACCGGAAGCGGTACCGGGACCACAAGGACGTCGTGAAGCTGGCGAAGCGTCTGGTGTCCGCCGCACCGTTCGGGACGCTCAAGTTCGAGGAAGCGTTCGCCGCCGCGTGGGAGATCTTCTACGGCACCAGCACCCCCGGCATGACCCCGGCCATGCACGCCCAGCAGCTCGCCTCCCGGCAGGCCCTCGCCGCCGCGATGGACGACGCGAACGGGTCCCCGATAAGCACTCGCGGGCGCCTCCTCCAGATGCTCCACCCGGCCCCCTCAGTGCTCATCTCCGGGCCTGGATCTTCGCAGGTGGATTCCCAAATGCCCCCCACCGTCGGGAAGCCCGCAAAGACCCCTCAGAAGGTCGCCCGGAAGGAGGGCGAAGACGGTCGCCGCAGCAATGGCGGGACGCCGCCGAAGCGCCGCCCCGGAACCGTGAAGTACCACCCGCTGGCCGGCCTCGCTGCCGCCGACACCGCCCGCAAGATCACGACCGCCAACGGCCACCACCACTGACCCTCCGAAGGACTCGCAGTGAGCATCGAGACGACCCCCAGCAGCACCCCGGATCCGGAGTGGGAGCAGATCACCGCCACGCTCACCAAGGACCCCGAGCCGGCCCGCGTCTACGAGTTCGAGAAGCGCCCCCGCCCCGGCTGGATGCTCTCCGGCGAGCAGCTGCGGCAGTGGGTCGTGTACGCCCGCGACAACGCGATCGACTGGACCGTGTACCAGGTCACGCACACGCCGTACTACCTCGGCTGGTCCGTGCGCGGCTACCGCCGCCTCTGCCTCCGCTGGTGGGAAGCCCGGCACGACGACTACCGGCAGGAGATCGCGTCCGCCAAGCAGATGCTCCGGGCCGCCAAGGGCAAGCCGGCCGACGAGGCGCGAGCCCGTGCCGTGCTCCAGGTCCGCCGCGCCGAGTTCAAGGCGCACAAGAAGCGGCACTGGATCCGCACCGGCATCAGCGGTCTGATCATCGTCGGCGGCGGCACGATCGCCGCCGCGGTCGGCGGACTGTGGGTGCAGATCCTCCTCGCCCTCGCGTTCGTCTTCACCGGCGCATGGTTCGGCCGGCCCGAGGAACCCGCGGTCGTCCCGATCCAGGCGCCGACCCGCACCAGCCACCTTGGCGAAGACACCATGCGCCGGGTCCTCGTCGAAGCCGGAGCCGTCCCCGAGAAGCGGGCCGCCGAGATCCGCGGCGTCGGCATCCCCCACACCGAAGGCCCAGGCATCGCCTACGAAGTCGACCTGCCGTCCGGGATTCCCGCCGCAGTCGCGGTGGCCAGGAAGCAGCAGATCGCGTCCGCGCTCGCCGTCCACCAGGACTGGCTCGACCTGGAAGTCGGCGACATTGAGTCCCGGCTGAAGGTATGGGTGGCCAGCAGCGACCCCTTCGCCATCGTGCGGCGCTCCCCGCTCCTCGACCACGAAGGGCCGATCAACACCTTCCGCGATGGCATCAAGGTCGCGTTCGGTAAGCGCGGCGAGCCCATCACCCTGTGGATCCGGGACAGCAGCCTCATCGTGGGCGGCGCCACCCGCCGCGGTAAGGGCATGCTGCTGGCGAACATCCTGATCGGCGTGGCGAAGGACCCGTGGGTCAACGTGCGGATCTTCGACGGCAAGGGCACCGCCGAGCACAACGCCTATGCGCGGATCATGGGCACGTTCACCAAGCGCAACGCCCAGCGGCTGGCCCTTGCCACCCGTGCGATCGTCGCCGAGATGGACCGCCGCTCCGACCTGCTCGACGAGCACGGCTACGAGAAGATCGACGACGAGAACTACGAGGAGTGCATGCAGCTGCTCGGCGGCCGTGAGGTCTTCATCGTCGACGAGCTGGCCACCTACACCCCGAAGGGCACCAGCCCCTACGCCGACGAGATCACCGAGAACCTGTCGCAGATCGCCGCCGTCGGCGCCGCCCTCGGCATCACCCTGATCAGCCTCACCCAGGTGCCCGAGGTCGACGTCGTCCGCGGCCGGCTCCGCCAGAACCACACCTCCCGCGCCGCCATGAACACCGAGTCGGGCACTGCCTCGAACACCATTCTTGGCGACGGCATGACCGGTCAGGGCCACGACGCCTCGAAGATCCCGCTGACCCAGCCGGGCCGGGCCTGGCTGTCTACCCCGGAGACCGGCGTCATCCAGGTCCGCTCTTACCTGGTCAAGCCCGACGACAAGCGGCGGGCGGCAGAAGAGGCCTACGAGATCCGCAAGGCCGCCGGTCGGCTCCCCGGCCAGTGGAAGGACCCGATCGAGGAGTACCTGCTCGCCGAGACCGGCGTTTCCTCGGCGGCCGGCGGCGAGAGCGGCAAGGGGCGCATCGGGTCGACTCCGGCCGTCCTGACCCTGCTGGACCACCTGATCGACGCCGCCGAGGCCACCGGCAGGGGAGAGGCGACGCGGGCCGAGGTGTTCGCGTACCTCGCGACGGTCGACGAGCGGTACGGCTACCGGGTCGATGAGACCGATGCGCAGTACAGCGCGCGGGTGGGGAAGCTCCTGGCCGCTTCGATGGCGGCTGAGGGCCTCGACATCAAGGCGGTGAAGGTCGCGACGGCGGAGGGTAAGGAAGCTCGCGGGTTCCGGCTCGCCGATCTCACCGCCGCCCGATAGATCCAGGTTTACACCCTGCCCCGACCCTGCCCCCGTTGGAAGACATGCAGGTCACGGCGCTGACGACCCTGCCCCGACCCTGCCTGGGCGGGGCAGGGTCCGCCACCGCCGACGTCATGCCGGGCAGGGTCCGCGCAGGGTCTGACCTGCACAAACGACAGCCGAAGACAGGGTCCGGGCAGGGTCCGTGCCCCTGAACGATCAGAGAGAGGAGGTTCGAATGCTCACCCTGAAAATCCAGCAGATGACGATCGACGGCGCTCCCTACGTCTGCCCCGAGTGCCTGTCGGAGGCGTTCACCCTCGACGGCGGCAGCTTCATCGACGCCATGCCGGTACACGGCAACTGCTGGCAGTCCCACAGCTGGGAAGACCCGCTCATCACCGTCGGCGACCTGAAGCGGATCAAGGAGGCGTCGACGGGCCGTCAACGGCCGGAGGATGCCGACTTGTTCGAGATCACCATCGGTGGTGCGGTCCTCGCCGGGGAGCTGTACCCGGAGGTGACGCCGGAGGACGTGAAGGCCGCGGTCCGCGTCTACTGGCGGCGCCTGGTCAAGCCGGCGCTGCGGAGGCAGCGGCGGCGGGCCGTTCGCGCCGTCACCCAGCCGGTCAAGCAGGCCGCGCGCCGCGGTGTCGCCGCCGCGAAGGCCGGGGCGCTCGAGGCCGCCTGGACCGCACAAACCGGCGGCTACGAACCCGACCCCGACTACACCCCCGAGCCGATCAACCCGTGCCCGGCCTGCCGCGGCGAGGGCGCCCACGTCATCGAGTCCCGCCTGCACGACACCACGACCGTCCGCTGCTCCGTGTGCTCCGGCACCGGCGAAATCGACTAGGAGACCCGCATGACCGAGCCTGCCATGCCGATGAGCGAGGAGGTTGCCGAGAAGGAAGCCGCCCGCCTCATCCACGCCGCCTACCAGCCCACCAGCTTCAGAGACGACAGCCCGATTCCCGTTGTCGGATCCGCTCCGCCCGTTCCGCAGCCCGGCCGGCCGCCGATGAGCCAGGGTGCGACCGACGCCAGCGTGCTCATGCTGGCCGGGGGAGCCAGCACCGCGATGGTCGGCGGTACTGCGGCCGTCGTCATGTACTACTCCCAGTTCGCCAACCCCGTCGTCTGCGCCATCGTGTTCGGCGCGCCGACCGCCCTGGTCCTCGCCCTCGCCCGGCTCGCGGGGAAGGCCAAGGCGGCACTGCCCGAGGAGCACCACCACCACTACGCGGGCCCCGTCTACCAGGACCAGCGCAACACCGAGAACCGCAGCGTGTGGGCCAAGACCATCAACCGGAAGTGAGGGAGACCCTGATGGAGTCGATGACCTGCAGCAAGACGGCGCCCGTGTGGTGGCCGGAGGTGTTGGCGGGGACGCGTCGCCGCCGCATGGTGACCGCCATGCTCCTCGACCACGCCGTCGTCCAGGAGCGGGACGGCGTGCTGCGGCTGGTGTTCGCCCGGTCGGATGTGGCCGCGGCGTGGGAGGAGTCGGGCGCGCAGGCCGCACTCGAAGACGCGCTCGCCCATGCCGGGCATGACCTGACCGTCACCGCCGCCTGAACTAGCCGGGAGTGACGCCCGTCACGCCCCGTCTGCACTCTCAGAGCCGACACCAACTCACAGCCCCGAGACAGTAGAACCACCAACCCGAACCCACCTGGAGGAAACCATGGGACTCAGCCCCAAGCAGCTCGCGCAGCAGGTCACCGACGAGATCGTCAACGGTGCCGTCGACGCCACCCGCCAGAACATCAACACCGGCACCCGGTACGGCAGCCAGACCACCACGAACATCTCCGTCGGCGGCGACCACATCGCGGGCGACTACCACGCCGGTGACTACGCCGAGAACGTCTACGGCGACCAGACCAGCCGCTAACCAGCCGGGGCGGCCGTCCACTGCCAGGCGCACGGCCGCCCCCGCCCGAACCCCGACACGGAACCCGGAGCCCTCATGTTCGCAGAGCTGTTCGCCCTGCTGTACGTCGCCCACCTCGCCGCGGACTACCCGCTGCAGACCGACCACCAGGCCGCGCACAAGGCGGACAGCTCGGCTGCCGGATGGCGGGCCAACCTCGTGCACGCCGGAACGCACGTCGCGGCATGCGGAGTGGCCCTCGCGCTCGCAGCCGTGCTCCTCGACCAGAGCGCCGGCGTCTGGCCGAGCGTCACAGCGCTCGCCTGGATCGGCGGAACCCACGCGTTCATCGACCGCAGGTGGCCGATCCGCTGGTGGATGGAGAACACCGGGCAGGAGGAGTTCATCAAGCACGGCGGTGCGGCGCACGTCGACCAGGCCGTGCACGTCATCGCTCTCGCGGTCGCCGCACTCTGGATGGCCGCCTGATCAACCAGCAGCAACAGCGCCCCGGCCGCTTTCCGCGGTCGGTGCTTTCCGTGTGGGTACGGCGCGGGCCATCCAGCGGCCGTCCGTCATGTACCGGGGCATCATCACCGGCACGAAGCCCGCATCGACCAGCTGGGTCAGGCCCTCGACGCACTCGTCCTCGGTGTCCGCCTGGATACTCGCCCGGATCGCCATAACGGCAGTGTGACGCGGCTGGTGGGGGAGTAGGGGCGGAATCGGCGAAGCGCCCCACCAGAGTCATCCAGCAGGGCGCTTCGAGTGGTGGGCTACGGGCGCCACGACTCCTTGTAGCCGGGCCGGGCCGCGTAGGGCAGAGCCAGCAAGCGCAGCGCTTCCTCGTCGTCCCAGGACCACAGGTTGTTATCGAGCGCCCACTGATTCTTCTGCTCTAGCCACTCCAGCAGCCGCCGTTTGGCGTCGATCTCGCGCAGCGCCCGCGTCGGATCATGCTCCGCGATGAAGTCCGCGTCGTCCCAGCCGACTCCGCCAGCGTCGTGGTCGAGGGCCACACCTTCGCCACCCTCGGTGTAAACCTCAGCGCCGTACTCGTGTTTGTTCGCCACCCACGGTCCAGGCGTCGCCGCCCGCACGATCCGCTCGTCCTCGGTGAGCTGTTCGTCCAGCCATCGCACCAGGTCATCCATCCTGCTCCTCCTGATCGTTGGCCTGCTCTGTCGTCTTTTTGCTGATACCGGGGCCGCCGATCTGTTCGGGTGCACGGGTGGGCTGGGTGTTGCCGGGCCAGCGGAGGTGCCAGCGGATGTACTCGCGCAGGAGGCGGGTGCGGTTGCGTTCGCCGACTGCTTTCCCGAGGGCTTCCCACTCGTCGTCGGGGATCCGTAGCGGCCGGAGTGGGGTGTGCCGCTCAGTGTTCTGCTTGGCCATGGGCTCATCGTAGGGATGTATATGCATGAGTTCCATCGTAGAGCTTGCCGTGTATATGCACCAGAGGGTACGGTGCATATACACGAACCGAGGAGGCCCCAATGTCCCGAGCCATGGACCGCATCCGCCGCGAGGCGATGGAGCAGTACGGCGACGCCCCCGCCACCGCAGAGGAGGCACTGGCCCACGTGCTGAAGGTGTACGCCGACGAGCCGGACAACCGCCTGATGGTCGAGGCCACGAACGGCATCTACGACGACGGCGTCCGCACCGGCCTCACCATGGGCGACCTGCGTGCGCTGGCCGCTCGACTCGCCGACTGACCCACCCAAGGGCCCGGCCAGACGCGGCCGGGCCCGCCGATCCACCGCACATCCGCACCCAGGGGGACCCCGAATGCTTCGCACCAGCCGCCCCGCCGCCCTGCTTCCGGCGTCCCTGGATGCTCTCGCCGACCGCATCCTGACCGGCGGACACGCTGGCCTCCTCGACGGCCTCACCGCCCAGATCGGCGGCCCGGCTGCCCGCAGCATCCTCGCCGACGCGTACAGCATCGCCGCCACCCGACTCCGAAACAGCTGACCCCACCCCCTCGCCCCCCAGGAGCCCTGACATGGCTGCCGTCTCCGTCGACTTCCACCGCGTGATCGTCCGCGCGCCCAGTGAGGACATGTCTCCTGGCTGGCGCACGATCATCCCGCCCGTCGACGCCTTCGACCCGCTCCACGTCCGCGTCACCCCGGTCGCCGAAGTGCGGGCCGGGGACACGGTGATCGGCACCATCCAGCCCCACTACGACCACCTCCTCAACCCGCTGGACCGGGCGCAGTGGGTGTCGTACTTCTCCCACGCCAGCCGGCCGCAGACCGTGGACGCCCGCCCGTTCGACCCCCGCCACTGCTACCTGTGCGCCCACAACGGGCGCCTCCGGCAGATCGGCGCCGACTCCGGCTGGTGGACCGTCGACGGCTGCACCACCTACCGGCCCGACAGTCTGCTGCTCATCGTGCCCCGCGAACTCGCCTGAACCGCTAGGAGAACCCGATGGACTTCCGTGACGCGCTCGGCCGCCTCGTCGCCGAGATCACCCCACAGCCGTGGGAGCACACCGTCGACGACGTGACGCTCACCGTCATCCCCGCCGGCCTCCGCGAGGACAAGGGACGCGCCGAGGTGTACCTCCGCATCACCCAAGGCAAGACGCGCTCCGTCGAGACCGCGATCACCACCACCGACCTGCCCGCCCTGATCGAGAAGCTCGAAGCCGGTCCGATCACCGGGTCGTGGGAGCACCAGCCGCACTGGCCCGACGGGACCGAGATGCCCCGGGTCGGGTGGTGGCTGGAGAGCTTGTCCGGGCTCGCGATGGGCCCGGACAAGTACGGCAGTGGCGGGTTCACCGTCGTGGTCCTGAGGGACGCGTCGGGCGACGGTGACGTCGAGTGGGCGGCGATCACGCTGCCGGACTCGGAGCGGATGCCGCTCGCCTCCGCGATCCGTCGCGCCCTGGATGTCGCCCGCGGCTGGGAGGACTGACCCCGCTGTCTGGTGGCCGCCCTCCCGTCGAGGGCGGCCACCCCCCCGCTGGGCAGACCTGCCCGGCCTCAACACCCGCTAGGAGCACCCTGTGACCGCCATCAAACTTGCCGGCCTGGACATCCGCTGGTCCGGGATGGACTCCACCACACCGGTCGGGCACGTGCTCGTTCTCGGTGTCGACTCCCTCGGTGTTCTGCGACTCTGTCTGTACAAGGGCAGCCAGCCGGACGACGCCGCATTCCGGGGATCTCTCCTGATCCCGTCCGACGGGCACAGCCAGCGGCACATGCCGACACGCACCACCGCCTACGGGCCCACCGGAGCCTTCGTCACCAGCCACGGCGACCAGACGGCCATGCTCCAGCGGCTCGCAGGACTGGCACCGTGACCGCCCGCCCGATGTCGGCCCGTCGCGCCCGCGCCATCATCGACGCCGCAGTGCTGGTGAAGGCCCCGGACTGGCGCGAGTCACACCGCTGGCACGTCGTCACCGACAGCGGGGAGGTGCTGGTGGTGGTCGCCCCGTCCTACGGCGGCACCAGCGCCACGGGCCGGAACGGGTGGACGTGGTGGCTCGCTGCTCTCGGCCCGTCCGGCGGCAGCCGGCGCGAGGACACCCGAGAGAAAGCCGCCGCCCGCGGGCTCGCCGACTGGACGCGATGGGCGACCGCAGACCGCCGATGACCATCCCGCCCTGTGGGCCCGCGCCGATCCGGTGACGGGCCTGCAGGCGTGTCTGGGGGTTCATTGGCCCGGCGTTGTCAACCCGCTAGTGCAGCATTGGCCTGAGCGTCACCCGCTTCCCGCACCACACGAGGAGCCGCACGATGCACGACCACCCCGCCCCCGACGACGGCTACCAGTGGCCCGCCTGCCTCTGCGGCAGACAACTCCGCCACGACGAACTCGGGCGCGTCGCCTGCCGGCTCTGCCAAGACCGCGCCGACCACGCCCTGCGGCAACTCCCCGGCCCCGGCGGTCTCTACGCCCAACTCGCCACCCGCCTCGCCCCCGGGCGGGGAAGCGACGCCCCTGTCGTCACCATGTCCCGCACCGCGCCCCTCCCCGTCCGTCTCGAACCTCTCTCCCTCATGGCCCGCGGAGGCGTCGTCACCATCCTGCAAACCTGGCTCGTCGACTGGCACGAACAACTCGGCTGGCGGCACCCGAGGTGGGAAGGCGACCTACAGCAGCAGTGCGACCAGGCCGTCAAAGCCCTCCGTATCAACCTCGAATGGGCCGCCACCGAACACCCCGCGTTCGCCGACTTCCTTCACGAGATCACGTCCGTGACCCGGCAGTGCGAGCGGCAGATCACCGGCGAGCGTCCCGAGCGGCCCATCGCCGTCGCCTGCCCGTGCGGGACCGTTCTCCGCATTACCGTGTCCACGCCCGGCGTCCGCTGCCGCGGCTGCGCCACCCAATACGCACGCAGCGAAGTCCTCGACCTGCCCCTTGCGGACCGAGCCGCCGCCTAACGAACACTCAACGATCACTTGCGTTACCGATCGGTTGTATGTCACAGTGCCATCACCGGAACACAAGTGTGTCCGCAGACTCCTTAAGCCCCCAGCTTCCGCCGGGGGCTTTCTGCATGCCTGGGGGTGAGCGGTGCACGTCACCGAGCTGTACCCGGAAGACCTCGTCTTCGAGCACGAAGCCGTCGCCGCCACCGGAGTACCCGGCTCTGTCATACGGCAATGGGCCCGCCGCGGGAAGATCCGCCGCTTCAAGGGCCGGCCCGGCGAATACTCCGGTCAAGGGCACGAGTACAAGACGATGTACGCACTGCCCGAGGTGCAGGCGCGCGCAGAGTCGTACCGGCCGATGCCCCAGCGGTCCCCCCGGGCCGCCTGAGCTCCTGCGTCTGGTGGTCGGCGCAGGCCGGGCCTCGTAGCGCCACGCGCTCGGCCCCCTTGTCCGCCCGGTCTAGTGGGGGCCGGGCGGACAACAACCCCCGTGCGGGGCGGACCGGTCGCCGCCCCCAGTCCCGCCGCCCAACCCGTCCCGGGCGGCGGGACACCCAACCCGCGCCCCGCGGCGCCTCAGCATGAAGGAGGGCCGCATGCCCGGGTCCCTGACCAACACAGCCGAGAACCTGATGCTCGACTGGATCAACGGAGTCGGAACACCGGCGCGCCCCACTCCTCCGCTCAAGGTCGCTCTCATGACGATCAACGGCGACGACGCCACCAACGGCACCGAAGTGGTCGGCGGCTCCTATGCCCGCCAGACCTTGGTAGTTGCCGCAGCAGTCGCGGGTGCCACCAGTAACTCGGCGGACCTCGTCTGGACCGGGATGCCCGCCGTCACAGTCGTAGGCATCGAGATCTGGGATAGCGCTGCAACTCCGGTCCGGCTCTGGCACGAACCGCTCACCGCATCCCGCACCGTCGCAGCCGGCGACGATTTCAGGCTTTCCGCCGGGGCGCTCTCTCAGTCACTGTCTTAGGTGACTTAACTGACTCCACAATTTCTCGGAATCGGGCGGCAGTTACTCGTAGAATTGAGTGAAGTAAACCCGGCGACGGCGGCAACCGTCCCGGGGGTGACCGACGCTGATTGGGAGCGCCGATATGACGAGTGTTGCATGCGCCTTTGACGGCTGCAACAAGCCAGCCAAGCACCGCGGTTACTGCGAAGCGTGTTACTCGCGACTGCGGAAGAACGGCACACTCAAGCCGATCACGCCCGAGGATCGACTGTTCAAGTTCGTCAGCGAAGACGCTAGCGGGTGCTGGCCCTGGATCGGCGCCAAAGCTGGAACCGGCTACGGGATGATCCGTTGGGATGGGCGCAGTCGGCCAGCCCACCGTGTGATGTACGAGTTCTTTATCGGTGCCATACCTGAAGGGCTGGACCTAGATCATCTTTGTCGGGTGCGGCACTGCGTCAATCCCTGGCACCTTGACCCCGTAACGCGCCAGGTCAACATCAGGCGCGGCGATAAGCCGAAGGTAAACGCTGGCAAGACTCACTGCCCTCACGGACACCCATACGACGAGGCGAACACGATCGTCTACAAGGGGAGCCGGTTCTGTCGCAAGTGCAGGAACGCAAGGCAGAAGGCGCACCAAGCGGCGAAGAGGGGGATGCAAAATGCCCTCCCTCTCGGATCTGGTCGATAACTTCAACGACTCGGAGATAGGCCCCGAGTGGGGTAACAGCTACGAGGGCGCCCACGAGGCAGGCGGCGAAGCCCGCGTCCCTTGCAAGGTGGGCCTGTACGCGGGCTATCAGACGGGCCGGGCGTGGACGTTCGCCGGTGCCACCGTCTACCTGAAGTTGGCCAAAGTCCCCGCCGCGTCGACCGGTACGAACGTCACCTGCGATTTCCTGATCATCTGTGCGACGCCGGGCACGAACCTCGGTTTCGAGTACAACGCGGTCACCGGCATGCTGCGCATGATGTCGAACGTCGACTACTGGGACCCTGCCGCGGTCGAGATCCCCTACGACCCGGTCGCTCACCTGTGGCTGCGGTTGCGGGAAGACGGGACCAACGTCTACTGGGACACCAGCCCCGACGGCACCACGTGGACGAACCGGCGCACGCTCGCCTCCCCGGCATGGATCGCGGCGAGCATCGACGACACGGCCCTCGACCTGTGGGCGTACCGGGATGCCGGGGTCGAGGACTACGCGGCCTACGACAACGTGAACACGCTCGCCGATGGGGCCGTGCACGACGCGAATGCCGCCCTGACTGCGGAGACCGCGATGACGGTGTCCGCTGTGGTGGCCGCGCACGCTACCGCCGCACTCACCGCGGACACCGTCCTGGTTGCCTCGCCCACCCTGGCCGCGCACGCCGCGGCCTCCCTCGCCGGGCAAGCAGCACTCGCTGCGGACGCGGCAAGCTCGGAGATTCCGGAGGTGGCAGGGTTGGCCGCAGGGCATCTCGATCTGCACTTGGAGCAGGGCGCCACGTTCGTGCAGAACTATCGTGTCGCTGACGTGTCGGGTTTCACGTGGGACGGCTGGTCGGTGCGGGCGCAGATCCGGTCCGCGCCCGCCTCCGAGCACGGCGATCTCCTTCTCGACCTGGGTGACTATCTGACGGTCATCGGGGACACGATCCGCCTCGCCATCCCGGCGTCCGTCACCGAGACCCTCACCCGGAACGGCGTGTGGGATCTTGAGGTCGTCAAGGCCGGTACGGTGGTGCGGCTGCTGCAGGGGCGGGCGGTCGTCTCGCTGGAGGTGACCCGGTGAGGCTCCAAGTCACGGGTGAGGCGCTCACCGACGAGATCGAGGTGACGACAGGGCAGCAGGCCCGGACGGTGCACGTGTCCGCCGGCCTCGTGTCCTCCGTGAACGGGAAGACCGGCGACGTGTCCGGCCTGGCGACGATCGACGGAGTCCAGGCCGCAGCCCAGGCCGTGGTCGACGAGCATGTCGCCGCGCAGGATCCGCACGGGGATCGGGCACATGCCGAGGAGGCGCTGCAGGCGCACGTCGTCGCGTCGGACCCGCACGGTGATCGGGCCGCCGCTGAAGCCGACGCCACCGCGAAGGTCACCGCTCACGCGCAGGCCACGGACCCGCACGGAGACCGTGCCTACGCGGACGGGAAGTTCTTCCCGAAGGCAGGCGGCACGGTCACCGGGCCGATCAACGGGCCCGGTACATTCGCGGTCGCGGCCGATGGTGGGGTGACGGCTCCGAGCCTGACCCTGCCGGCCGCAGCGACGACGCTGAGCAAGAGCCTGGTCATCACCGCGCCGGCGGGTGCGGTCTCCTACGTCGTGTGGCGGGCTCCGAAAGCCTGCACGGTGGTCGGGGTGCGCGGGTATCGGGTTGGCGGTACCGGGGCGACGATCAACGCGCAACGGAACGCGTCCGATCTCCTCGCCACGAACCTGAGCCTCTCCACCGCGTCGACGTGGCTGTCGGGGCCGTCCGTGCAGAACGCCAGCTTCGCCGCGGGAGACAGCCTCACCGTCGCGATCCGCTCCGTCACCGGGGCGCCGACAGCGGTCACGATCCAGGTCGACTTCCAGGGGGCGTGATGGCGGTCCTCACCGTCGATGACGGGCTGATGCTGTACCAGCCGCCGCCCGCCACGCTCACCACCCAGGCCCTCACCGGGCCGAACCGGCTGCAAGTCTCCGACACGCAGGGCGTCCTGGCGACGCTGACGGTCGGGGCGCGCACCGTCACGATGCGGGGGCCGCAGCGGACGTTCACGGAGCAGAAGCGGCCGTTCGTCGACGGCTTCGACCGAATCACGAGCAACGGCTGGGGTGTCTCGCCCGCGGGCGGCACCTGGTCCAACTCCAACGGCGTCGACGCCAACTATTCGGTGTCGGGCAGCGCGGGCATCATCAACATGACGGCGGTGAACGCATCCCGGCACACCTCAGTGCAGGACAACATCACCGACCTGGACGCGCGCCTGTCGTGGTCGCTGGACAAGATGCCCACCGGCAACGCGGTCAGCCTCGCCCTGTCGTTCGCATACACGTCCTCGACAAGCCAGTACCGGGCCCGTCTGTCCGTTCTCACCAGCGGCGCCGTGCAGCTCGTCCTGGAGTGCCAGACCGACAGCGGCACCACCACGCCCGGCGCGGCCGTCCAGCTTGGCACCGGCTACGCGGTCGGCGACGTCTGGCACATCCGCGCCCAGCGCACGGGGACGACGATCCGCACCCGTGCGTGGAAGGACGGCACCGCGGAGCCGACCACATGGGTGCACGAGGTGGTCGACGCCACCCTCGGCGCCGGCCGGATCGGCGTCCGCGGTATCGCCGCCACCGGCAACACCTCTGTCCCGTTCAACTTCCGGGTGCACGACATTCAGCTGTACTCCGGTACGTGGCCGGACCCGCCGGTCATCACGCACAACACGTGGGTGCGGGTCCTTGCTCAGCCGTTCGACGGCACGTGGACTCCGGCGCTGGCGGATCAGATCCGCCGGTGGGCGGTCGACTCCAGTCCCGACGTGCTGGCTTACGCGATGATGTACATCACCGGTGCCCCGGCTGTGACGAGTCCGGCTCTGGCTGGTCGGCAGGTGGCGGGGGAGTCGCTGTACGGGCCGGACGACGTGGACGGGACCCGGATTGAGGGCGCCGACTTTCACGACTACATCGGCGTCGACTGGGTCTTTCCGAACGGGGAGACGCAGGCGGCGAAGGCGAGCGAGCTCCGCAGCCTGGACTGCAGCGGCTTCGTCCGCATGATCTACGGCTTCCACATGGGCATTCCCATGGTGCGTGATGCGAACTTCGACGGCCTCAACCTGCCCCGGCAGACGAAGAACATCGGGCCGAACGGTCCGGGAATCATCGTCGCCCAGGCCACTGGGAGTGTGCCGTCGATGGCGGCGATGCAGATCGGGGACGTGCCGCACTTCGACGCCGACACATCCGACCCGGTGGCCGGGCAGTTGGACCACAACGGGATCTACCTCGGCGTCGACCAGGCCGGCCACCCACGCTTCATCAACAGCAGGAAGACGCCGAACGGGCCGACGTTCGGCGATCTCGGCGGGTCGTCCGCCCTCGACGGGACCGGCCTGTATGCCACCAGCCTTCGCCTGATCAGACGTTTCTGAGGAGACCGCCATGCCGACCAGTGACGCCGAGGGCAAGGACTGGTCCCTCGAACGCTTTAAGCGCCACCTGCCGAAGACCGTGTGCGACATCGGTCCCGGCGAAGGCACCTACGCCAAGCTGTTCCGGCCGCACGAGCCCGACGAGCCCGGCGTGTGGTGGACCGGCATCGAGGTGCACCGGCCGTACATCAAGAAGTACCGCCTCAACTCCACGAAGACTCGCAAGATGTACGACGAGATCCACGTGATGGACGCGCGTGAGGCTCCCGCCCACCTCTTCCACCGCGACCTCGTCGTCGCAGGCGACGTCCTCGAGCACCTGCCCCGCGAGGATGCGGTCGCCCTGCTGGAGCGGATCGTCGAGGGCCCGGACGACGCGCCCGGCGCCAACCACATCCTCGTGTCCGTGCCGATCGTCGACAGCCCGCAGGGTGAGGTGGACGGCAACCCGCACGAAGCGCACCTGCACCAGTGGGATGCGGACGACATGGACGCCGTCATGGCGAGTCTCGGCGGGAAGGTCGAGACGTTCCGTGGCGGAACGCTCGGGTGCTGGTGGTGGACGCGGACGTGAGCGGAGTCGAAGGGCTCGACGGCTACCGGGTCTGCGCCGACGAACCGTCCGTCGACGCTCCGATCGTCGCCCTCACCTGCGACCAGTGCTCCCAGACTGCTGGACGCGGTGACGTCCGCTGGTGGCCCAAGGACTACAGCCCATCCCTGCCCGAGCTGATCGCTGAAGCCGAACGGCACCAGCGGCAGCACTGACTGACCCCACGGAAGGCCCGCGCCATGCCCTCTCCGGACTATCAGCGGATCGCCCAGCTCGAACGTGAACTCGGCATCGGCCAGACGGAACCTGAGCCGGAACGTGGCATTCGCGAGGACCGCACCGTCTGCCTGATCAAGAACTGCGACGGTGACGACTACGAGATCCGCACCTGGTCAGGGTTCCTGGTCAGGCGCGTCCACGAACACTGACCCCACGCTGGAGCCCGCGCCATGGATCTCCACGCCTGGATCACCCAGCAAGTCGACCGCGTCGAAGCTTCCGCCCGTGCCGAGCTGGAGTACCGGCAGGTCATCATCGAGCCGCACGACGGCGGACCCGCCATCACCGGCACCGTCACCGGCATCACCCACACCGCCGAAGGGCTGCAGCTCGACATCGCCCAGTACGGCGTCGAACCGCGAGACAGGGTTCCCGCGCCCGTGCAGTCCGTGACCACCGTGCTGCGTCGTTGTGAGGCGGACCGGCGGATCCTCGCCCGACACCGGGCCTGGCCGCAGTCCAACTACTGCGAAGCCTGCGATCAAGACCTGACGACCAACCTCAACGACTGCCCCGAGCTGCTGGACCTCGCGCACGCGCACGGCATCACGCCCGACATCCTCGCCAGCCTCGACCGGCCCACACCGCCCGAACCCAAGCCCGCCACCGGACGCCTCGGACTCGCCGACATCCTCGCCCCACGCACCCACACCCGAGACGTCCCCGCCGCACTCCGCGGCCCCAACTGGAAACCCTGACCACAGGAGCCCGCGCCATGGCCCAGTACACGATCAACTACCTCAACGGAACGACGGAGCACGTCACCGCCGACGGCGTCGAGTACGACCCCGACGCCCGCGACTACACCTTCTACCTCGACAAGCAGGCCGTCGCCCTCGCGCCCGTCGCCAACGTCCGCAGCGTCCACCACCAGGACGCCAAGGCGGTGACCCGCTGATGGCCCGCTACCGTAAGCGCCCCGTCGAGATCGAAGCCGTGCAGTTCACCGACGCCGCGTCCGCCGACCAGATCCGTGCCGAGTTCGGCGACGGCATCCGCTTCGACATCGGCTGCCTGCTGATCGAAACCCTGGAAGGCACGATGCGCGCCAACCTCGGCGACTGGATCGTGCGGGGAGTCCAAGGCGAGCTGTACCCGGTCAAGCCCGACATCTTCGCCGCCACCTACGAGCCCGTGACTCCCTGCCAGGCAGGCAGCAGTGCCCCGAACGCCCTCGGCAACGAACGCTGCAAGCTGCCCGCCGGACACACGGGTCGCCACGCCGACGGCAACCTGACGTGGCCCGCCCCGGAAGCGGCCGAGAAGGAGAAGACCACCCGCGTCTTCGCCGCCCTGCATCGGTCCGCCGAGGAGGACGTCACCCGCGTCATCGACCTCTACGAGCAGTGGGTGAAGGCCGGACCCCCGCCGCTCGGCGTGAGCCTGTCCCGCTGGTGGGACGCCCGGCTCGCCGAGCTGCACGACGCGATCAACCCCGATGCCTGACGTGACGGTGAAGCTGGGCGACGGCGTCCGCGAGATCACCGTCGAAGTCCACGGCGCCGACGACGACCCCCTCGCACGCGCCGAAGACGCAGCCGTCCGACTCTACGGGGTCGTCGCCAACACCCCGCCCGACCGGCGCGCCGGGTTCGGCGGATGGGCGGTCGGCAGCGACACCGAACGCAGCGGAGAGGAGTAGACGTGCCCGCCTACCTCGTCATCCACCCGCGGGAACAACGACGCGACGACCTCCGACTCTCAGGCGACGACCTCACCCTCCGCTTCGAAGCCGGCTGGGCCATCTTCACCGACAGCCAAGGCGACTGCCTCGCCATCCCCTCCGGACAAGGCGCCAGCATCCAACGCGACGACGAACCCCTGCCCGAAGAGGAACCAGCAGACAACACACCAGCGTTGAACAAGTAGGACCCCGGCGAGTGCTACCAACACTCCCGGGGCGTGGCCGATCTGATGAGAGCAGACCGACATGACCAACCATACGCGAGCGTGCGCTGCCTGCGGCAGTTCGTTCACCAGCGTTCGATCAGACGCCGTTACGTGCTCCCCCAAGTGCAGTACCCGGCTTCGCAAGGCCCGCAGGGCAGGCACCGCCGTGCCGACTACACGAGAGTGCCTCGGCTGCGGAACAGACATCTCCGACCGGCACGGCAACGCCCGCTACTGCCGAGAGTGCTACGAAGCCCAGGAGAAGCAGCACCAAGCCAATCGGGCCCGTCCTGCACTCTGCCCCCAGTGCGGTGCGGCGTTCTCCGCTAAGACCGGGCGAGAGAAGTACTGCACGCTTCGGTGCAGCGGTCTCGCCGCGCGAGCGCGACAGCTAGGACAGCCATGGACAGCCATCTGCGTTGTATGCGCTTCGGCGTTCAGCGCCGCTGATACACGGATGATCACATGCTCGGTGCGCTGTCGCATCTACCACCGCCGTCATCCTGAGTACGTTGATGTAGAGCGGCAGTGCGAAGTGTGCGCACGAGGCATTCCCCGAGACACCCATCGCGCCGCGATCTACTGCTCGGAGCGGTGCCGACGGCTCATCGGGAAGCACCTCCGTCGAAACCGTGCGGCTCAAGCGCCAGCGGAGCCGGTCCGTCTACGAGACGTCTTCGAGCGTGACGGATGGATCTGCCACATATGCAGCCTGCCCGTCGACCGGGAACTGAACGGTCACCACCCCATGATGGCGAGCCTGGACCACATCATCCCGATCAGCGACCCGGAGTATCCCGGGCACGTATGGGCGAACCTCGCCTTAGCCCATCTGATCTGCAACACCAGCAAGTGCAACAGGGCTACGCAGAAGGACCGAGACCTGTACGAGCGCCTGCGCGCCATCAAGAGATGAGGAGGTGATCCCCATGGTCGACAAGACTGGCAAGGCCCCCGTCTCGACCGAGCGCCTCATGGAGTACTGGGCGCACGGTCCGGGGGCCGCTTTAGGGTCAAGATAGCTTGGGGTTCCCCGGGGGACTTCGACCGCTGCCGGGTCCAGCTCGGGAAGTACGTGAAGCCGGGCCGGATGCTCGATGGCCTGTGCTCCAACCTGCACAAGCGGGCCACCGGAGAACGCCCCGGACCCAACGCCCACGGCGGCAAGGACAAGGACTGATGCCCAGCCAAGGCCGGCGCTCAGCACCCTTGCCGAAGGGCTGGCATCGCATCCGCCGCCGCATCCTCAAGCGGGACGGCTACGTCTGTCAGTGGCCACTCGCTGCGGGCGGCCTGTGCGGCGAGCCGGCCAATCAGGTGGACCACAAGCAGGGCGCCGCCCTGGGCGTGGACGATCATAGCGACGCGAACCTGTGGGCGCTGTGCCAGTGGCACCATGATCAGAAGACCGGTCGTGAGGCATCGGCCGTGGCACATGCCAAGCCTCCCCGACGCCGGCCGGCCGAGGCCCACCCCGGCTTGATCAACTGAGTCGAGCCGACCTTGATCGATCTCAGGGTGATCATGCCTTCAAGATCACCCTGGGGGGTACCTCCAAGATCATCCGGATCTGAGGATCGGGCACGTTAGCTTCCCGGAGTGCGCGCGACTCTGGGGATCTGATGATCATGCTCTGACCTGCACGTTTGCCGTTCGAGCACTGCCGGCCTCTGCGGCTCCCCGCACGTCACGGACCTGTATCAGTGCAGGTCAGAGTGCAGATTGCCGTCACACATGCCCGTAGACTGGGTGCATGAAGACGAAGCGCTGCGAGCACTGCCGGGAGCACCTTGGTGCGCGGCATGCGCACAACGCGCGGTTCTGCTCGGGCCGCTGCCGCATGGCTGCTCACCGAGCTCGGCAGCGGCAGTCGGATCCGGTGCCGGCCGCGATGACGCGGCGCTCTCAGTGGGTTCGGTACAGCGATCGCAAGGTGCCGCTGTCGGCCCGCAGCCCGAAGCGGTCTGCGGCTTCGTCGACTGATCCGGAGACCTGGAGCTCGTACAGCGCGGCGAAGCGGTCGACGGCTGGCGTGGGTGTCGGCTTCGTCTTGAGCCCGGTGGACCGTCTGGTGTGCATCGACCTGGATCACGCTCTCATTGGTGGCGTGCTGGCGGGTTGGGCGCGGGAGATCGTTGACCGGGTGCCGCGCACGTACATCGAGGTGTCGCCGTCCGGTACAGGCCTGCACATCTGGGGCTACGGAACGGTGGAGCGGGGGCGCCGGATCCGGCGCGGGGAGGCCTCTGTCGAGGTGTACGACCGTGGCCGCTACATCACTGTGACGGGTGAGCCGTTCGAGGGTGCTCCGTCTTCGCTGGCCGATCTGTCTCAGGTGATCGCTGACTTGCTGTGAGGGGGTGCCCCTGATGGCTGGTCGCGGTATGGCGCCGAAGGCGACGCGGTCGCGTGCCCGGGATTCGAAGGCCCGGGATGCGGAGCTGAACCGGGTGGAGGATGACGGGGAGCTGCGCGGTCCGCTGCTCCCTGAGGGTGTTCTCCCGGACGACGAGGATTGGCATCCGCGGACCCGGCAGTGGTGGGAGACGTGGCGCAGGTCGGCGCAGGCGCAGGTGTTCATCGAGACCGACTGGGACTTCCTGCTCGACACGGCGCTGCTGCACCACGTGATGTGGACCAAGGGGCGCTGGGAGTTCGCGTCCGAGGTGCGGTTGCGGGCCGCCAAGTATGGGGCGACTCCGGAGGATCGGATGCGACTGAAGCTGAAGATCGAGACTCCGGCGGACAAGCCGGCTCCGGCGGAGACGCCGCGGTCGACGTCGGATCGACGGAAGAACCTGCGGATCGTGAGCGAGGACAGTGCGTAGGGGGTGTCATGCCGTGGCGTGGCCCCCAGTACGAAGGCGAGTTCCCTTCGCTTGGGCATCAGATCGTCGAGCACATCGAGGAGTACCTGTGCCACGGTCCTGGCGACGTTGTCGGCGAGCCGATCGAACTGGACGATGAGTTCTATGCGTTCATCGTGAAGGCGTACCGGCTTGATCCGGAGACGGGTCGGCGGGTGTACCGGCGGGCGTTCCTGTCGCGGGCCAAGGGCCGGGCGAAGTCGGAGATCGCCGGGATGCTGGTGTGCGCGGAGGCTTTGTTCCCGGTGCGGTTCGACGGCTGGGACGCCAGCGGGGAGCCGGTCGGCAGGCCGGTGAAGTCGCCGTTCATTCGCTGCCTGGCCACGGAAGAGGGCCAGTCCGGCAACACCTACGACAACGTCTCCACGATGCTCGAGTACCTCATTGAGCACCATGGCGACGACTTCCCCGGCATCGACATCGGCAAGTCGGCGCAGTCCTCGAGCCGGATCATCCTGCACCACCAGCGGGGTGAGATCACCCCGTCGACGGCGTCGTCCGCGGCGAAGGACGGTGGTAAGGAGACCTTTGCGGTCTTCGACGAGACCCACTTGTATGTGCTGCCGGAGCTGCGGCGTATGCACGGCACGGTGCGGCGGAACCTGCGTAAGCGCAAGGAAGCCGAACCGTGGTGCCTCGAGACGTCGACGATGTACGAGCCTGGGCAGGACTCGGTCGCCGAGGCAACTCATACCTACTACAAGGCCATCCGCGAGGGGCGGATCCGGGATGCGGACGCGGCAGGCCTCCTCTTCGACCATCGGCAGGCCACCGACGGTATTGATCTCGCCGACCGCGATGCTCTGCTTGCCGGGTTGAAGGAGGCATACGGGCCGGCGGCGGCCTGGATGGACCTGGACGGCATCATCGCCGAGATCTGGGATCCGCAGTCGTCGCCTTCTGACTCGCGCCGGTACTGGCTGAACCAGCCGGTGGCCGCCGAGGATGCGCTTCTTGACCCGGGGGAGTGGGCGAAGTGCCTGTCGGATGAGCGCCTGCAGGACGGGGACGAGATCACGCTCGGCTTCGACGGCGGCAAGTCCGACGACGCGACCGTACTGATCGCGATGCGGATCTCGGACCGGCTGGTTCAGCCGCTGGGGATCTGGGAGCGACCCGAAGGACCGCTGGGCAAGAACTGGGAAGTCGACCGCAAGCAGGTCTCCGATCTGGTCGCGCACGCCTTCGGTCGCTTCCAGGTCCGGGCGTTCTTCGCGGACGTCAAGCTGTGGGAGTCGTACATCGACGAGTGGGGCGAGACGTACCGCGACGAGCTGTTGGTGAAGGCGTCGGCACGATCGCTGATCGGGTACGACATGCGTGGCCACCAGCAGGAACTGACGAAGGCTACCGAAGCACTAGTGCAGGCAATCATCGACCGGAAGATCCTGCACACGGGCGATCCGGTGCTGAAACGACACGTGGGGAACGCGCGGCGACGACCCAACAAGTGGGGTGTGTCGTTCGGCAAGGAGTCGCGGGAGTCCCCGAAGAAGGTGGACGGCTTCGCAGGCATGCAGCTGGCGGACATGGCGCGCCGCGCTTTGTTGGCGTCGCCGGACTGGGCGAAGCGGCAGAAGAAGCGGCGGCGCACTGGACGCGTCCACGGATTCGCGTGAGCGGGGGAGGAGGCGCGTCATGCCGTTGATGGGCGAAGACGAGGCGGTTTCCACGGCGCGCCGGCTGCTGAAGCTGCGCGAGGTGGAGCAGCCGCGGCTGCAGCGGATCGCCGACTACATGGCGGGCAAGCACGCGAGCGTCTATGTTCCTGCGGGTGCTCGGGCGGAGTACCGGTGGTTGATCGAGCGGGCGAAGGTGAAGATCCTGCCGCTGGTCGTCACGGTCGTCTCGCAGAACATGTACGTCGACGGCTACCGGCCGAAGGGCGCGGACGACAACGCTTCGCCGTGGCAGGTGTGGCAGGCGAACCGGTTGGACGCGCGGCAGCACGGTGTGCACCGGGCCGCGCTTACCTACGGCGCCGCCTATGTGGTGGTGATGCCGGGCAAGCCAGTGCCGGTGATCACCCCGTTCTCGCCGCGGCGTCTGACCGCGCTGTATGCGGATCCGGTCAATGACGAGTGGCCGATCTACGCGATCGAGGACCGCCTCGAGAACACGGCGAAGGGCCAGCGGCGCGTTGTGCGCGTGTACGACGATCAGGCTCGCTACACGCTGGTGGGTAACGTCGACGGCTCCGGGCTGAAGTTGGGCGAGAACGGCGTGATGCGCCACGACCTGGGTGTGTGCCCGGTGGTCCGCTTCGTCAACACGGACGACCTCGACGGCGACGGCGTGATCGGCGAGGTCGAGCCGCTGATCGACGCCCAGGATCAGTTGAACATGACCACGTTCAACCTGCTGATGGCGCAGCAGTACGCGGCGTTCCGGCAGCGGTGGGTCACGGGCATGGCGCCGCCGCAGGACGACGACGGCAACCCGATCGAACCGTTCCGCTCCCGCGTGGACGGCCTGTTCGTCGCCGAGGACGCGGACACGAAGTTCGGCGAGTTCAGCCAGACCGACCTCAAGGGCTATCTCGACAGTCGTGAGGCGACGATCCGGCATATATCGACCCTGTCGCAGGTGCCGCCGTATCACCTGCTCGGGCAGATGGTGAACCTGTCGGCGGAGGCTCTGGCAGCCGCCCGCGACGGTCTCGACCGGAAGATCGACGAACGCGAATCGCTGTTCGGTGAGGGCTGGGAGCAGGCCCTGCGCCTGGCGGGACTGGCGGCAGGCGATCAGGGTGCCTGGGAGGACACCCAGGCTCAGGTCGTGTGGCGGGACACGTCGGCACGCTCGCTCGCCCAGACCGTGGACGCGCTGGGCAAGCTCGTCACGATGCTCGGGGTTCCTCCGCAGGAGCTGTGGGAGAAGATCCCCGGGGTCACGCAGACCGATGTCGAACGCTGGAAGACGACGGCTGAGCAGGGTGATTCGCTGGGCCGCCTGAACGGCATCATCGAGAAACAGATGAGTCAACTGGAGCCCGCCCCTGCTGCCGCCGCTGCGGAGCCGGTGGCGGACGTGGTGCTCTGATGGCGGGCCCGGAGGCGCCGCAGCGATACCGGCGTGTGCAGGCTCTCGCTGCTGCGCGCCTGGCCCGGCAGGTGCTGCAGATCTGGCGGGAGTTGATGAACCCGGCGAAGGTTGACGCGTCGTGGCCGGCTGTGCAGGCGGCTCTCAAGCCCGTGGTGCAGGAGGCTCGGGAGCAGTCGGCTGTCCTGGCCCGCTCCGCGTACATGGATGCCCGCCGCGACGCGGGTATCGATGACGGCGACTTCACTCCAGAGGATCCGTTGCCGCTGTTCGTCCACCGTCTGGAACGTGCCCTCGATGTGACGGGGCCGGTCGAGTTCAAGAAGGCCATTGCCGCGGGTAAGACGCCTCAGCAGGCCATGGATGCTGCCGCTGTTCGCATGGTCGGCAGCACCCAGTACCTTGCGCTGGAGGGTGGCCGGCAGGTCATGCAGCGGTCGATCGAGGCTGACGAGCAGGCGGCCGGCTGGGCGCGGGTCACGGACGCGGACCCGTGCGCGTGGTGCGCGATGCTCGCCTCGCGGGGGCCGGTGTACAAGTCGGCGAAGACCGCAGGCGATCCACGGCAGGGCGGCAACCGGTACCACGATCACTGCGGGTGCCAGGCGTGGCCTGCGTTCACGCACGACGAGCCGTTCATCGGCGTCGCCGAACAGCTTTATGACGACTGGCTGCGGACCACGCGAGGCCACGGCGGCAAGCACGCCGTCAACGCGTTCCGCCGCTGGTGGGAGTCCGAGGGCAGGGCCGCCTACACCGCGCCCGACCGCCCCTGATCTCAAGCTCTGGCGTCCTGGTGGCGTCAGCTAACCGAATATCGCCCGCTTCTGCGGGATCCGGGGGCCGTGCTGGACACGGCCCTTTCTCATGCTCAGAACGAGGAGGGACCGTGCAGGACACGGCCGACACCACGCAGGCTGCAGGACAGTCTGACGTCAGCACCACCGACATCGCGCAGCAGCCGGACGTACAGCCCGGCGGTGGAACGCAGGACACCTCGGCAAACCAGCAGTCCCAGGGCGCGGACCCGTGGGCGGACCCCGAGGCGGCCCGCAAGGAGATCGAGAAGCTCCGCAGGGAGTCGGCGAGCTGGCGCACGAAGTACCGCGAGGCCGAACCGCAGCTGACTGAGTACCAGCAGTGGCAGGAGTCGCAGAAGACCGAGCAGCAGAAGCTCCTCGACGCCAAGGAAGCGGCGGAGCGCCAGCTCAACGACCTGCAGGCCACGAACGCCCGCCTGATGGCCGCGGCCACGCACAACATCCCGCCGGACCTGATCGACCTGCTCGGCTCCGGCAGCGCAGACGAGATCAACGCCCGCGCGGAGGTGCTCGCCGAGCGACTCAAGGCATCTGCGCCGGCTGCCGCTCCCGCCTCGCAGCGGCCCGTCGAGGCCCTCACCCCGGGTGCCGCAACGGCGTCCGGGTCGGCCACGGCCAGCCCGGACGAATGGATCCGGCGCCTGGCCGGCCGCTAACCACGTTCACCGCAGCACCGGAATCACCCGCACGGGGCCGGGGTCGCTGCATTCTCGAAGGGAGACCCCGTGCCTTTCAACTCGCTCATCAGCCGGGACGCCAGCAACGACCCGCTCGTTCCGGAGCCGGTGTCCGCGGAGATCATCCAGGAGCTGCCGGGCGCTTCGGCGCTGCTGCAGCGCGCCCGCCGGGTGCCGATGTCGTCCAAGACGCAGCGCCAGCCCGTCCTCGACGTGCTGCCGCTGGCGTACTTCGTGGGCGGCGACACCGGCCTGAAGCAGACGACGGCGCAGGACTGGAAGAACGTCGACCTCGTCGCCGAGGAGATCGCCGCGATCGTCCCGATCCCCGAGGCGTACCTCGACGACGCCCAGATGCCCATCTGGAACGAGGTCCGCCCCCGGCTCGTGGAGGCCATCGGCGCCAAGCTCGACGCCGCGGGTCTCTTCGGCCTGGACAAGCCGTCCACGTGGCCGGCCGCCGTCTACCAGTCCGCGGTCGCGGCGGGCAACACCGTCATCTCCGGCACCGGCGTCGACTTCGCCGTCGACGTCGCGGAGGCCGCCGGGAAGGTCGCCGCGGACGGCTTCGCCGTCAACGGGTTCATCAGCCGGCCCGGCCTGACGTGGAAGCTCAACACCATGCGGTCCGAGCAGGGTGTGCCGATCTACCAGCCGAACCTGCAGGGCGGCCTGGGCGGCACGCTGTACGGCTACCCGATGTCGGAGCTCACCAACGGCGCCTGGGACATGTCCGAGGCCGAGCTGCTGATGGGCGACTGGTCGAAGGCGATCGTCGGCGTGCGCCAGGACATCAGCTTCAAGCTGTTCACCGAGGGCGTCATCTCCGACGACGACGGCAAGGTCGTCCTCAACCTGATGCAGCAGGACTCCGTCGCCATGCGCGTGGTGATGCGGGTGGCGTTCGCCACGGCCAACCCGGCGACCCGCCTCAACACCACCGCGGCGACCCGGTCCCCGTTCGCCGCGGTGCAGACGACCACGGCCGCGTCCTGACCCGGGCCTGGCCGGCAGCCCATCCGGCTGTCGGCCAGGCGCAGATCGGAGTCCTTGTGCGGGTCTTGGCGATGCTGCACGCCTACCCTCCAGCGCACAACGCTGGAGCTGAGTGGGCGGCTCACAGCCTGCTGCGGGAACTCGCTGCGCGCGGCCACGACGTGGATGTCCTGCTGTCGCAGCCTGCGGCGGCGGAGAACGCCTACGAGATCGACGGTGTTCGCGTGCACCCGTACCGCGGCAAGAGCGACCCCGGGCCGTGGCTGCGGGGCGCCAGCCGCGCGCAGGCGATCGTGACCCATCTGGAGAACACACCCCGGGCGTCCGTGCTGGGAGAGCTGCACCGCATCCCGGTCGTGCACCTGCTGCACAACACCTTCGAGAAGTCGAAGGCGTGGCTGGTGAAGGGCTCACCCACGCTGGTGGTGTACAACACGGCGTGGATGAGGGCGGACGCGGAAGCCTGGTGGCGGGTTCACCGGGGAGATCGTCCGATGCCGTGGGGTATCACGGTGCACCCTCCGGTGGCCGTGGACGACTACCGGGCGACTCCCGGGGACCGGATCACACTGATCAACCTCACAGCGGAGAAGGGCGCGGAGGTCTTCTACGCTCTGGCGGAGCGGATGCCGCGCCGCAAGTTCCTGGGCGTGGTCGGCGGCTACGGGCAGCAGATCATCCGCGATGACCTGCCGAACGTGGAGATCATGCCGCACACGCCCGGCAACCGCATGGCGAAAGACGTGTACGCCCGCACCAAGCTCCTTCTCGTGCCGTCGGTGTACGAGTCCTATGGCCGTGTCGCGGCAGAGGCCATGTGCTCTGGGATCCCCGTGATCGCGCATCCGACGCCCGGCCTCACGGAGGCACTCGCCGAGGCGGGAACCTTCTGCGACCGCGACGACCTGGACGCGTGGGAGGACGCCATCCGACGGCTGTCCGCACCTTCCGTCTACAAGCAGGCATCGAAGGCATCGACGGGCCGCGCCACAGCGCTCGATCCAGCAACCGAGCTCGACGCCTGGTGCACGGCCATGGAGGGAGTGGTCAAGCGTGGAACCCCTCGCTAGCGTCACCGATCTCCAAGACCGGCTCGGACGCCCCCTGACGGCGCAGGAAGAAACCAGAGCCCAAGCGCTACTCGCGGACGCCTCGGCGCTCGTCCGGTCCTACACGGGCCGAACCTTCAGCCGCACCGACGACGACACCGTCGTCGTGCGCGCCCAGCAAGGAGAGATCCGTCTCCCTCAGACGCCCGTCCTGGGTGTCACCGCTGTTGTGGCCGTGGGCGCGGGCGGCGCTCCCGACCTGCCCGTGGTCGGCTGGCGTTGGGACGGCATCGACACCATTCGCACGGCGCCGGAGAGCCCCGCCATCAACCTGCCGGAACTCTGGGCCGACGAGGAATACGAGTCCTACCCCGGCACCTACCGGGTGACCTACAGCCACGGCGCAGCCGAGGTACCCGCTGACGTCGTCGCCGTGGTGGCCCGCATGGCACTGCGCACCCTGACCTCGCCCACCATGGCAGGAGGCGTCACCGGAGAGACGATCGGCCCCTACAGCTACCGCACAGACGGGTCAGGGGTCGGGACCGCGGTCACGATGACCGACGACGACCGGCGCATGCTCGAACTCGCCGGCTACCGGCGCAAGGCCGGGATGACGATGGCGAGGTGGCGATGAGCAAGCCCCTGCGGATCGTGGCCCGCGTCCACGCGATGCCTCCCGAACACAACGCCGGTGCCGAGCACATGCTCGCCTGCATGCTCCAGGCCCTGGCAGCGCGGGGGCACGACGTGGAGGTGTGGCTGTCGCGGCGGGCCAGGGCGGTCGACGTCTACGAGTACGACGGCATCCGGGTGGTGCCGTCGACGGCTCGCCTGGACTTCCCGTCCCAGGCTCGCCGGGCGGACGTCCTCGTTTCTCACCTGGAGTGCGTGCCCACTACGGCGGCGCTCGCCCGCGGGTTCGGGAAGCCGATGGTGGTGGTCTGCCACAACGACCACCGTCCGACCCTGCGGGACGTGGCGTCCGGGGCGACCGCTCTGGCCGTCTACAACTCGCAGTGGATGAGCAGCGAAGCAGACCTGTTCTTCGCCGAGTTCCCGGCTGGCGTCAAGCCGCAACGAACCCTGGTCGTGCGCCCGCCGGTGCACGCGAAGCGGTACGCGACGAAACCGGGCCAGGCCGTGACGCTCATCAACTGCAACGAGGACAAGGGCGGTCGGCTACTCGCCGAACTGGCGCAGCGGATGCCCGATCAGCAGTTCCTCGCGGTGGAAGGCGCCTACGGAGAGCAGCTCCTGCCGGACCTGCCGAACGTGGAGATCGTCGGCCATGTGCCCGGTGACGAGATGGCCGCCAAGGTCTACCGCCGAACCCGCGTGCTGCTCATGCCGTCACGGTACGAATCGTGGGGTCGCACCGGCGTGGAGGCCATGGCGTCCGGCATTCCGGTGCTGGCTCACCCAACCCGCGGCCTGTGCGAATCCCTCGGTGAGGCCGGCATCTTCGTCGACCGCAACGACACCGAGGCCTGGGTGACGGCTCTGCAACGGCTCCTGACGGACGCGGCCGAGTACCGGCTCGCCTCCAAGCGTGCACGGGCTCGCAGCGCCGAACTCGATCCCGCTCAGGATCTGGACGCGTGGTGCACCGCGGTGGAGGAGGTGGCCGGTGCGCGAGCTGCCGCACGGTGACGCCGTCACCATCGTCCGTCCCGGCCCGTCGACACAGGACGAGTACGGCAACGACAAACCGGGTCCTCCCGTCGAGATCCCGGTGCCCGGCTGCGCCATCGCCCCCCGGGGAGGCGCAGGGGCATCCACCGAGCTCACCGATGCACGCGACACCGTCATCACAGGCCTCATCCTGTACGCCCCCTACGGCACCGACATCCGGGCAACCGACCGGGTCCGCGTAGGTGGGGAGCTGTACGAGGTCGAGGGGCTGCCGGGCTCGTTCCGGTCCCCGTTCACTGGCTCGGCCGGTCCTGTCGTTGCCGCTCTCGAGCTCGTCACTGGATAGGAGGCAGGAGTCATGGCTGCCAGATTCAGGGTGAAGCGGAAGGGCATCGGGCAGATGCTGCGGATGCCGGGCATGCAGGCGGAGATGCTGCGCCGGGCCGAACGCATCAAGACGATCGCCCAAGCAACGTCACCCGTCGACGAGAACAGCCCTGACCCGGGCCACTACAAGGCGAGCTGGGAGACGGACAGCACTGCCCGTGGCGGCCGTCGCCGGGATCGTGCCGTGGCCTACGTCCGCAACACCGCCTACTACGCCCGCTGGGTGGAGTACGGAACCGAACGCGTCCCCGCCCACCATGTCCTGCTGCGGGCGGCACAGACGGGTGGGTCGAACTGATGTGGCCGGACATCGAGGTCGAGCTGATCGCACGCCTCAACGCGGCCCTCAACGTGCGGCACGTCACCGACCTGCCAGCCAAGTTGCTTGAGGTGCTGCCGGTCAACCAAGTGCAGCGGATCGGCGGCGAGGACGACGGCATCCGCCTGGACCGCGCCCTCGTCACAGTCGACAGCTATGCCGCAGACCGGGCCGGCGCTTCGCTGCTGGCTCGTCGGACACGTCACGAATTGGTCGAGCGCCTGCGCGGTGTCCAGACCGCTAAGGCCGTCTTCGGTCGGGTGGCGACGATCTCGGCGCCCGCCTGGCGGCCTTACGAGAATCCCTCCCTGCGCCGTATGGGCGCTACCTACGAGATCTATTTCCACCCGGTCTCCTGACGACCGGTTTTGGGCCCGCGCCGTGCCCCATCAGTTCCCGCCCGTGCGCGGGCTTCACGCATGTCTGGAGACATCATGGTTCAGATCACCCGCGCAGCGGACTTGCTGGGCATCGGAGCGAACGGCGGGGCGTGGGTCGCTCCGCTGGGCACGACTTCGCCGGGGGACCCGGAGATCCAGCCGCTGGCCCCGTGGGCGCCGCTCGGTGCGATCAGCGACGACGGCCTGGTCCAGGGCTTCGACGAAGACTCCGAGAGCTTCACCCCGTGGGGGTTCACGGCGCCGATCCGCACCACGATCACGTCGTCGCTGCGGACGTTCTCGCTGACGGCGTGGGAGACGGCCCGTACCACGGTGCAGTCGCTGCAGTACCGGCTGGACGTCGCGGACCTGCAGCCGACCGCCGGTCTGACGACCTACGCGGAGACCGCGTCCCCGGCCCCGGACCGTCGCGCTTGGTGGTTCGTCGTCCTGGACGGCGACAACTTCCAGCGGGGCTTCTACGTCCCGCAGGGCGAGATCACCGAGCGCAGTGACGTGACCAACAAGCAGGACGAAGCGATCGCCTACGAGTGGACGATCACCGCGTACCCCGACGAGGCGGGCAACACCGTGTACCACTTCGACCGGGTGCCGGAGACCTCGGACTACACGGGGTCCTGAGACGGGTGGACGGGCCGTCGACACCACTGGTGTCACCGTTGGCGCGGGCCCGGCCCGTCCACCTCTACCTTTGCCCGCGCCACGAGAGTGAGGAGCCCGCGCCGTGGCCAGTACGCGCAGCACGACCAACAGCACGAGCAGGAAGCCCCGCAGCGCCTCGCGCGCCGCGACCCGGCCCACGCGCCGCGAGGAGCCGGACGTCGAGCCGGAGACCGAGGACACCGAAGTGTCCGCCGCTGAGGCGCAGGAGATCGAGGCCGAGGGCTACGTCACCGCCACGCTGTGCGGCGAAGAGGTGCAGGTTCTCCCGCCGTCGATGTGGCGCATCTCGTGGCAGAGCCTCCTGGCCAACGGGCAGCTGTACGCCTTCGCCGAGAAGGTGCTGCACCCGGAGGACTACGACTTTTTCGTCGAGGTCGATCCGACGAACGCGGAGTTCGAGGCGTTCGTCGCGGAGGCTGGCGACCGGTCGGGGGAGCCGCTGGGAAAGTCCAGGGCACGATCGCGCTCTGGCGGAAGCACCCGGAGGCGCTAGAGGCGGACCTGATCGACCGGCACTACGACATCGCTGATGTGCTGTCGGGGCGCCGGTCGTGGCGGTGGCTGCGCGTGATCATCGAGCATCTGCCGCCCGAGTCGCACACGATGACCGCCCTCCGGAACGAGCTCACCCCGCTCCAGCTTGCGGAGCAGGCGGACAAGGGTGAGCCGGAGAAGGGCCGTTGGTCGCAGCAGGAGCAGCTCACCGCCGCCCTGTACGACGCGGTGCGCCGCCTGGAGTGGGTGCTGATCTGCGTCAACACCGAGAAGAAGTCGCAGCGGCCGGATCCGCCGGAGCCGATGCGCCGGCCCGGTGCGGGCCCGAAGAAGACGAGGGCGCAGCTCACCGACAAGTCCGCAAACCGGCTGTTTGAGCTGCTGCAAGGGGGCGCCGCATAGGGCGCTGGGAGGAGGCTCTCAGTGCCTGCTATCTCCGTTGGCTCCGTCGAGGTTGATGTCGTCCCGAACGCACGCGGTATCCAGTCGCAGCTTCGGGCTGCGCTGGTGCCGCCTGCGTCGACGATCGGTGACGAGGTCGGCCGGATCATCGGCCAGCGGATCGTCGCGAACATCACCCCCGCGGTGCGGGACGGCATCCAGGACGGAGCTCGTGCGGCCCGCCCTGCCGCGACTCGGGGCGGGGAGCAGGCTGGCGGTGCGTTCGCCAGGTCGCTGCGCGCCCGCCTGGAGGCCGCGTTCCGGTCGATGCCCAAGCTGGACGTTCGTCTCAGTGACACGGGCGTCGACGCCGATCTGGCCCGGCTGCGGGCCCGCCTGGAATCCCTGGCCGGGAAGACCGTCGGAATCGACATTGACGCGGCCACCGCCCGCGCCCAGGCCGCGGATATCGAGGAGCGGTTGCGTCGGATCGGCGCCGCCCACCCCAACGTGGCCGTCCGCGCCGACACTGCGGCAGCGATCGCACAGCTTCAGCTGCTGCAGCAGCAGATCGACGACATCAGCCGCGACCCTGCCCGCATCCGGGTGGAGACTGACGGAACCTTCGGGCAGCGGCTACGCGCCCAAGTACAGGCCGCGGAGGCGAGCCTCCCGAACATCAACCTGACCGCGGACTCGTCTGCGGCCGAGGTGGAGATTGCCCGGCTGCGGGCGCAGCTGACGGCTCTGCGGGATGTGCGGATCGGCGTCGACATGGACGCCGCGACCGCGACGGCCCGCATTGAAGCGATCCAGGCGCGCCTTCAGGTGCTGTCTGCCTCGGACGCGGACATCGCAGTCCGTGTGGACACCGGCGCGGCGGCGGCACAACTGGCCGCGGTGCAGGCGATGGTGAGCGGGCTGGATGGGCGGACGGCGAACCTCAACGTCCGCGTGTCCGGCATGCAGCTGCTGATCACGTCGGCGATCGCGCTCGGGCCGGCGTTGCTGCCGGTGCTGCCGGTGGCGGCTGCTGGTTTGGGTGCGATCGCGGCGGCGGCGACGGCTGCGGCCGTGGGCATCGGCGGGATCGCCGCGGTCGCCGCGCCTGCGTTTATGCAGATCGGGAAAGTCTTGCAGGCGCAGAAGGCGGCGCAGGATGCGGCGACGAACGCGACACTGCAGGGCGGGCAGGCGGCCTCTCAGGGGGCACAGAAGGCGCTGCAGATGGCGGGGGCGCAGCAGTCTCTTGCTGCGGCGCACCGGAATGCGGCGCGGCAGATCCGGCAGGCGGAGGAGGGCGTCGCCGACGCTGTCCGGAACGCCGCGGAGGCCAGCGAGCGGGCCGCGCAGCAGGTCAAGCAGGCGAAGCGGGGGCTGGCGGATGCGGTGCAGCAGGCCGCGGACCGGCAGCGTAGTGCGGCGGAGCAGGTGCGTAGCGCGGAGGAGTCCCTCGCCGACGCGCAGAGGACTGCCCGGCAGGCGCAGCAGGATCTCACTCAGGCCCGCGCGGACGCGGCCCGGCAGCTCGAGGATCTGGAGTCCCGGCTCGCCAACGCCAGCTTGTCCGAGCGGGACGCCGTCCTCGCGGTGCAGGAGGCCCACACCCGGCTGATCCGTATGCGGGAGGCTGGCGAGAGCGCCTCCTATGTGGAGCAGCAGCGCGCCCAGCTCGCCTACGACCAGGCGGTGCAGCGCCTCGCCGACCAGCGTGCCGAGACGAAGCGGCTGTCGGCGGAGAAGAAGAAGGCGGACAAGGCCGGCGTCGAGGGCTCCGACCTCGTCCTGGACGCGCAGGAGCGGCTGCGGCAAGCCGAACAGGGCGTCGCCAAGGGGCAGCAGCAGCTTGCGAAGGCCCGCGAGGACGCGGCCCGGCAGGCGGTGCAGTCGCAGCGGGACATCGCCGAAGCCCAGCAGCGCGTCGCCGAAGCCCAGCGGAACGTCACCAGGACGCAGGAGGACGGGGCTCGTTCGGTTGCTCGTGCGCAGGAGCAGCTTGCGCAGGCGCAGCAGTCGGCCGCGGACTCGATCGCATCGGCACAGCGTCAGATTGCCTCCGCGTCGCTCTCGGCGGCCGGGGGCGTGGATCAGGCTGCCCTCGCACAGCAGAAGTACCAGGCAGAGCTCGCGAAGCTCACCCCGGCGGCGCGGGAGACGATGGCCGCCTACACGGGGCTGCGGGACGCGTTCGGCGCCTGGTCCAAGAGCCTGCAGCCCGCCGTCATGCCCATTTTCACCCGGGCGCTGAACGGGTTGAAGAACAGCCTGCCGGGGCTGACGCCGTTCGTGCTGGAGGCCGCGGACGCCATCAAGGGCCTCCAGGACCGGGCCAGCGCGGGCTTCAAGTCGCCGTGGTGGAAGGAGTTCAAGCAGGATCTCGAGGGCTCCATCAAGCCCGCCATCGAGGGCCTGGGCGTGTCCTTCGGGAACATCTTCAAGGGCATGGCTGGTGTTGTTCAGGCTTTCTTCCCGCACATGGATTCGATCTCCCAGCGGATGCAGGACATCACGGGCCGCTTCGCGAACTGGGGCACGTCCCTGAAGGGCTCCCCGGAGTTTGAGCGGTTCCTGTCGTACAGCTCGGAGATGGGGCCGGTCCTCGCCGACACCTTCGGCAAGATCGGCACCGCGCTGATGGACATCGGGCAGGCCCTGAAGCCCGTCTCGAAGCCGCTCCTGGAGCTGATCGGCAAGTTCGCCGAAGGGCTGAGTCACATCGCCACCTACCTGCCCGAGGTCGTCCTCGGCCTGTGGGGGCTGCTCGTCGTCACCCGTCTATGGCGTATAGCTCTGTTCCTCGCGAGCGGGGCGATGGCCGCGTTCAATCTCATCTCGATGGCCGGCCCGTGGGGTTGGATCGCCCTCGCCATCGCGGGTGTCGTGCTGGCGGTCATCTACCTGTACAGGCGCTTCTCATGGTTCCGGGACGCCGTGCAGGCAGTGTGGGCCGCGATCCAAGCCGGGGCCATGTGGCTCTGGAACAACGCCCTGAAGCCCGCATTCAACGGCATCTCGGCGGCCTTGCAGACTGTCGGCCGGTGGGCGATGTGGCTGTGGAACAACGCGATCAAACCAGCGTTCAACGGAATCGTCTTCCTCGGGAAGATCCTCCTGACTGCCCTGGTCACGATCGTCTTCCTGCCGCTGTACGCCGCCTTCAAGCTGATCGGCTGGATCGCCAAATGGCTCTGGAACAATGCGATCAAGCCCGCGTTTGACGCGATCGCCGCAGCAGCGATGTGGCTGTGGAACAACGCCTTCAAGCCTGCCTTCCAGTGGATCGGCGACAAGGCGAAATGGCTGTGGAACAACGCCATCAAACCGGCCTGGAACGGGATTCAGGCCGGTGCGAAGTGGATGTGGAACAACGTTCTCCGTCCGATCTTCCGTGCCTTCGTCGACGGTCTGAAGACGGTCGGCGGCTGGGGCAAGTGGTTGTGGCAGAAGGCCATCAAGCCCGCGTGGGACGGGATCGTCGCCGCAGGGAAGTGGGCGTGGGAGAAGGGCATCAAGCCCATCTTCGACGGCTGGAAGCGCATCATCCGCAGCCTGAAGGGGACCTTCGACACGGCGGTCGAGAACATCAAGACCGCCTGGGACAAGGTCAAGGACGTCGCGAAGAAGCCTATCCAGTTCGTTGTCGACACCGTCTACAACAAGGGCATCGTCGCAGTTTGGAACAAGGTCGCGGGTGCCTTTGGGGCGCCGAAGTTGGAGAAGTACAAGTTCGCGTCCGGCGGCATCATGCCTGGCTACACGCCGGGCCGGGACGTGCACCGCTTCGTGTCCCCGACTGGCGGGCGGCTCGAGCTCAGCGGCGGCGAGGCCATCATGCGGCCGGAGTGGACCCGCGCGGTCGGCTCCGGGTTCGTCAACACGATGAACAAGGTCGCCCGATCCCGTGGCTCCCAGGGCGTGAAGGCGGCCCTGGCGCCCGTGTTCGCGGGGAATCCGCGCACGCCGACGGACACGTCCCTCCGTTACTCCAGCGGCGGCGTGGTCCAGTCGTTTGCGGACGGCGGCATCTTCGGCTGGATCAAGGACAAGGCGTCGGACGCGGTCGGTGCCGGCTCTGCAGCCTGGAACAAGATTAAGGAGGGTGCTTCCTGGCTGAAGGACGGCCTTGAAGCGAGCGCGAGGGCGGGCGTCAAGCACGTCGTCGACCCGTTGTTGGCCAAGTTCCCCGGCATGGACACCTCGTTCGGCCGCATGATCCGCAAGATCCCCGACCGGATCCTCGACGCACTCTTCGGCTACACGAAGGAGGCAGACAAGAGGGGCGCCGGAGGCATCGGCGGGCCCCGGATCGCCGCCGCACTCAAGTGGGCGAAGACCCAGCACGGCAAGCCCTACCAGTGGGCCGGCAACGGCAACCCCTCGTGGGACTGTAGCGGTTTCATGAGCGCCATTGAGAGCGTCATCCGAGGCCAGAAGCCGCACAGGCGCTGGGCGACGATGGCGTTCCAGGGCAAGACCGCCCCGCCCGGCTGGGTGAAGAACGGCAAGTCCGCCTTCCGCGTCGGCATCACCAATGCCGGCGTCGGGCACACGGCGGGCACCCTCGGCAAGACGAACGTTGAGTCCCGCGGTGGTGATGGTGTCGTCGTCGGTTCCCGGGCCCGTGGCTACAACGACCGCATGTTCACCGACTGGTACGGGTTCATGCCCGGCAAGTACGACTCGGGCGGCTACCTGCAGCCGGGCCTGAACTTGGCCTACAACGGCACGGGTCGGCCGGAGCCGGTGTTCACGACGTCGCAGGCCAACGCGCTGACGTCGCTGGCGGCACGGGGTGTTTCCGGTGGGCCGGCTCGTTTCGAGGGCGATCTGTTCCTCGACTCCGGGGAGTTCCTCGGGAGGGTCCGAGGCGAGGCCACAGCAGTCATGCAACAGGGGCAGCAGCAGCTGATCCAGGTACTCAACTCGAGCTGAGGAGGTCTCTATGCCGATCCCCGGGAACCTCCTCAGCCCGACAACCGAGATGGTCGATCCGAACACCTCCGGGTGGACGGCCAAGCTCAACGCCACGCTCAGCAAAGGTGTGGGTGGCCGGAACGGGGACGGCTGCCTGCTCGCCAAGAGCGTCGAGGCGGGGGAGGTGCAGGCCCGCACCGTCTCCTCCTACCCCGTCACCGCAGGCACCGTCTACTACTGCTTCGCTGACGCTTCGGGCGCGTCGTCGACGCAGGAGCGGATCGGGATCCGCTGGATGGCCGGCTCGACCGAGCTGTCGGTGTCGTGGTCGCTGCCCACGATGACCGCGGCGGCGGCGTGGCATCGCGTGTCGGTGGCCGCCGCCGCTCCGGCGGGGGCAACGCAGGCACAGGTGTTGCTGTCGTCGACGGCGGCCGGGGTGGGCGTCAACCATTTCTGGGAGAACGTCTACCTCGGCCTGCCGATCAGGACGCTCGGCAACTTGCTCCCCTTCAACACGGAATCCTCCGAGCTGGACGCGTCCGGGTGGACGCCCGTCGTCAACGCCACCGTGTCCCGCCAGGTGCCGGTCGTCGCGTGGGCGGCCACCAACTACACCGCGGGCGGCCACGCCCTGGCCATGACGGCACAGGCCGCGGGCAACGCGTCGATCTTGTCCGTGGACCGGCCGACGGTCGCCCCGGGCCGCGAGTACCTCGCCTACGCCTACCTGCAGCCGCCGACCGTCGCAGCGGTCGCGTGGATCGAGCTGCGGTTTTACGACGCCAACGGCAACCAGATCTCCGCCACCCGCAGCGTGCTGGCGCCGCCGACCCCGGCGACCGGCATGTACCGGCAGCGGGTCTCCGCCACCGCACCCGCGAACGCCGCCACCTGCTCGCTCGCCGCGGGCCTCGACGGGGCGTCGGCCGGGCAGGTGCTGCGGCTGGAGACGATAGTCATCATGGCCGCGCCCGAGATCCAGGCCGGGAGCGTCCTGCCCTACGCCGACGCGTCCTTCGAGCAGGGGCTCGCTGGCTGGTCGGTCGCCTCGGGGGTGGCGACGATCGCCCGCACCACCCCGTGGGGGCTGTCGGCGTTCGAGGGCTCCTACTCGCTGACCGTCACCTCCACCACCGCCACCACGTCGACGATCCGGTCCGGGCGGTTCCCGGTGAGGGAGGGCGTGAACTGGCGGGCGCAGATAGTGGTGCATCCGGCGGCTGGCACCTGGTCGACGGTCACGGTGCGGGTCCGCTGGTACGACGCCGCGAACGCCAGCCTGGGCGTCGCGGGTGGTGTCGCCTACGGCCTGCCGGGCACGTCCTGGTACGCGCTGCAGTCCGACCAGACGGCACCCGCCGGGGCGACGCAGGCAGCGGTCGAGATCCTGCCGACCGCAACCGCCGCCAACAGCGTGCTGCACGTCGACCGGGTTGCCCTGTGGGAGGTGCTGCCGCTCACCGCCGTGACCGCGGACTCCGAGCGTGGCTACACGACGCTCACCCTGCGGGAGTTGCCGCTGGACTACACGATCAGCGTGTACCGGGTCGGCGCGGACGGCGCGCGGAGACTGGTGCGCGGCACGTCAGGGCTGATCGACCGGCAGACCATCGTCTCGGACATCCTCATCGTCGAGGACCATGAAGCGCCGATGGGCACGCCCGTCAGCTACCACATCGCGATCTACAGCCCGAGTGGCAGCTTGTCGACACGCTCCTCCGGCACGGTCACGCTCACCCTCGACGACATCAACGAAGCCTGGCTGAAGGACCCGGCGAACCCGCAGCGCAACATGCGGGTGGTGGTCGAGAAAGCCCCGGACTGGCAGCGGCCCATCGAACAGTCCAGCCACGTGGTCCGCGGACGACGCAACAAGGTCATCTTCAGCGGCAGGCGGCAAGGTCTCGAAGGCGACCTCGCCATCGCGACCCGCTCCGACGAAGAACGCCAGGCCCTGCACCTGCTCCTCGACTCCGGCAACCTGCTGCTGTGGCAAGCCGCACCCGGCATGGGCGTCGACGACATGTACGTCGCCGTCGGGCAGGTCCCGGAAGCCCGCCTCGGCCGGCTCGCGCAAGAGCAGTGGCGGACGTGGACGCTGCCACTGGTGGAGCAGGACATGCCCGTCACGGTCGGCGTCAACGGCGCGGCAGGCCGCACCTGCCAGGACGTGCTCACCGAGTTCGCTACCTGTGCGGACCTGCTGGACGTGTACGACACGAGCGAGGATCTCCTGCTCGACCGCCGGGGGTGATGCCGTGTACCCCGTCTCCGAGCGGTTCCTGGACCGGCTCGCCGAGTCACACACGCCGGTCACGCGCGTGCAGCTGATGCTGACGACGGGCGAGGTCAAAGAACTGGAGCACACGGGCGGATCGGTGACGGTGGACCGCGGGCAGGCGATCCGCCGCACCTGCACGGTCACCGTCCCCGACCCGGCCCTGATCCCGCGCACACCATCGGACCAGCTCGCCGTGTACGGGGCGCGGCTGCGGATCTCCCGCGGCGTCGACTACGGCGACGGCAGCCACCCCGAACTGGTGCCGCTCGGCGTTTTCCGTCTCGACTCCGTCGACGGCGACGTCTCCGAAGGCCCAGTCACCCTGCAGGGCAAAGACCTGTCCGCGGTCGTCGCGGATGACAAGTTCACCACGCGCTACCGGGCGTCCGGCACGGTCGTCTCCGCCATCAGCGCCCTGATCCGCCGCAGCCTGCCCGACGCCACCATCACCAGCCTCATCACCGACCAGCCCATCGGAAGCCGCTGGTTCGATATCGAAGGCGACCCGTGGGCGGGCTGCCAGGAGATCGCCGCCGCCGCCGGCGCCGAGGTCTACGCCACCCCGGACGGCGAGTTCGCGATCAGCACGCTGCCCGACCTCGCCACCGTCACGCCCGTGTGGGCGGTGGAGGCAACCGAAGGCGGCGTGTACATCTCCGGCAACCGGGCCATGAGCAGCGACGGCGTCCACAACGGCGTCCTCGCCCGCGGAGAGAACAGCAGCGACGGCATCCCGCCCGTGTCCGCGCTGGTCGTCGACAACGACCCGAACTCGCCCACCTACTGGGGCGGCCCCTACGGGCGACGGCCTCTGTTCTACAGCTCGTCCACGCTCATCACGAACGCGGCCTGCCTGCGGGCAGCCCAACTGAAGCTCGTCGAGGCGAGGGCGCCGAACGCGTCCGGCGACATCTCCAGCCTGCCCAACCCCGCTCTGGAGCCGGGCGACGTGATCCGGGTCGTCCACGAGGATGGCACCCGCGAACTCCACCAAGTCGCGTCGTTCTCCGTACCTCTCGACCTGGGCGGCGACTTCCCGATCTCGACGATCTCGGCGAAGGAGGACGCGTGAAATCCGGGCACTCCGTGAACCGCACCCTCGCCGCCGCCCTGAAGCGGCAAGCACAACGCACAGGCGAGAACACGGTCAGCGTGCGCGGATCCCGCCTGATGCTCGCCACCGTCACCGCCGCCCCCGGCGCCGGCCTGGTCGAAGTCGACGGCGACATGGAGGTCCGCCGCCTCACTTCCTACACCACCCCGACTGTCGGCGACCTCGTGGTTCTCGCTGACTTCGGCGACGGCAACTGGGCCGTCCTCGGCAAACTCGCGACCTGAGAGGGGGGCCCGTGACCGCGCCCGACAAGTACGGCCAGAACGTCCAGGTCTGGCAGATGACGGACCCGCCGTCGATCCCCGGCGCCGCGCAGGCACTCGCCGACGGGATCATCCCCCACACCCTGATGTGGTTTGCGTCCGCCTCGCAGCGAGGCGCGACTCTCACCGCTCCCGAGGAGGGCATGGCGACCTGGCTGAAGGACGCCAACCGCCTCGACATCTACAACGGCAGCGCCTGGGTGACGCCGGAGCCGTCGCTGGTCACCAGCACCACAGGCCTGTCCGCAGCGGCCGGGTTCAGCGTCCTCGACTTCTTCGGGCATCGGCAGGGCAAGGTCGTCAGCATCGACCTGTATCTGACCCGCACCGGCGGCAAGCTCGCCCTGGTCAACGGCAACTTGCCCGACCTGGTCGCGGCGACCGTGCCGTCGGCGTGGCGGCCGACTCACAGCACCATCACCGGCTGCTGGGACAACGGGATCGTCCACGGCGGATTCGTGATCGGGACCGACGGCATCGTCACCCTCCGCACCGCCAACGACGACATCGACGGCGGCACCAACCTCCGCTTCCACATCACCTTCCTCCGCACCACCTGACCAGCCCAGAAAGGGGGGATCATGTCCAAGACTGGGCCCCAGAAGATCCCCGGAGCCTCGCAGGCCTACTTCTACGGCACCGGCCGCTACTCCGGCTCCGACATGGAAGTCAACTGCGGCGTCGTCCACACCACCGAGGGCATGAACCTCCCCTCGTACAACGGCGGCTCCATGGCCCCGACCGTGACGGGCGTGCCCAACATCAAGGACCGCACGATCCGCTGGTACCAGCACTTCGACGTGGACGAGTCCGCCCGCGCCCTCGCCAACAAGCTCGGCGAGGTGGAGACCAACACGGCGAACGTCTTCCAGATCGAGCTCGTCGGCACGTGCGACGACAAGTACGCCAAGACGTGGTCCGGGAAGCGCGCGGGTGTTGACTACCTGCACTGGCCGACCGCCCCGGACTGGGCGCTCGCCGAGGTCGCCTGGCTGGTGCGCTGGCTCAACCAGCACCACGGCATCCCGCTCACCTGCGTGAAGGACTGGCTCGCCTACGGCAAGGACTCCCGCCGCCCCGGCGTCACCCCCGCCTCCTACGGCGCGAACCCAGCCCGCATGACCTTCGCCCAGTGGCGCACCTTCAAGGGCTGGTGCGGACACCAGCACGTCCCCGAAAACGACCACGGCGACCCCGGGGCTATGAACTTCGCCCGCGTCATCCAACTCGCCAAGGGCGACGAGAAGCCCGCGGCGGGCGGCACCTACACCGTGAAGTCCGGCGACACCCTGTCCCGCATCGGGGACGCGCTGGGCGTGCCCTGGCCCGACATCGCCACGGCCAACAGGATCACGAGCCCGTACCGGATCACCCCCGGCCAGAAGCTCACCATCCCCAAGGCCGCCAGCGCGCCCGCGCCGTCGAAGCCGCCCACCACTCCCACGGAGAGCGACATGAAGCTCAGCGACCAGGTCACCATCGGCGACTGGGTGAAGAAGCAGTGGCCCGCCGACAAGGGCCTCCAAGACGGAAAGATCGCCGTGAACACGGCCCTCGGCTCCGGCTACGCCCACAGCAGGCGCGCCGCCGAGAACACCGACGCCATCCTCAAGCAGCTCGAAGCGCTGCGCACCGAGGTCGCGCAGCTCCGCGCGGCCGTCACCAAGGGAGCCTGACCCATGAAGATCTTCGGCAGAGAACCGGTCGTCGTTCTGAACACCCTCGCCGCGGTCCTCGGCCTCGTCGTCTCCCTCGGCGTGACGCCGCTGTCCGCGGAGATGGCCGGCGCCATCGTCGGTATCGCCACCGCGATCCTCGGCGCGATCGCCGCCGCCATGACCCGACCGATCGCCCCGCAGGCGTTCACCACCGTCGTCGCCGCTGGCGCCGTCCTGGTCGGCACGTTCGGCTACGAGGTCAGCCAGGAGACCGTCGGCGCCATCAACACCGTCGTCCTCGCGCTGCTCACGCTGCTGACCCGGGTGCAGGTCACGCCGACCGCCCCGTCCGCGCCGGCCACGGCCGAGCCGCCCCGGGCGGTCTGATGCGGTGCCGTGCGGCCCGGCGGCTGTACAAGGCCCTGGGCCGCCGCGGCGTCTTCCTGCTGATCCTGGGCGTCGGCAAAACCTGCTGGGGCGTGTCGTTCCTCGTCGACCCACCCCCCGACAACGGCCTGGAACTCCTCACCCAGTTCTGCGGACTCCGCCACTGGGCATGGCTGTGGATCACCGCCGGGCTCATCACCGGGTTCTCCGCGTTCCTCCAGATCGGCCGTGACAAGCTCGGCTTCCGTGCGGCCCTGACTCCCCCCGCAGTGTGGGCAATCGCCTACGCATACGCCGTCTTAACCGGCGAGTATTCCCGCGGCGGCTTCGTCGCGATCTGGTATCTCACCTCGCACATCGGGGTCATATGTTGGGCGGCCACGGTGCCCGAATACTCGGTCCCCCCAGCTCCGCGGCCCCGGAGAGGCAAGGCGCCATGAACGTGGCCGAGTGGGCGGGCATCATCGGAGCCGCTGGAAGCGTTCTCGGCGGAGGCAGCTGGTGGATCTCCCGCGCTACCCGAGACGCGGCCAGGGCTACCGCAGCAGCGACCGAAGCAGCGGCCCGAGCGAACGCCGCGCCTGCCCAGCAGGCCGCGAACTTCGCGGTCCTCGAAGCGACCGTGAAGCGCGTGGATGAGGAGAACGGGCAGCTGAGGGGGAAGATGTCGCGCCTGGAACAGATCGTGCGCGCGTTTGCCTGGACGACGGACCGGTGGGCCCGCCAGATGCACCGGGCCGGGATCGAGCCAGAGCCCGCGCATCCTCTGGTGGACGAGTACAACCGAACTGGAGTCTGACATGCCGGAAGCCGTTCCGCTGCAGCCGCGCCGTGACGACACTGCCGCCGACGTCGGCAGCCTGGTCCGCCTCGGACGCGAGGAACCCCAGCCGATCCCCGCACCAGCCACGAACCCGTTCCAGGAGCCGGTCTACCCCGACCTGCCCGACGGATACAGGCCCGACGAACCCGCCTGAACGACAACGCCCCGCTCCTCCCGCCGCATCAGCGGTGGGGGAGCGGGGCGCTTCGCTGTGCTCAGAACTCCAGCTGCTTCTTCACCTCGGCCACGTTCGGCCCGCTGTCGGTGGACGGCATCTGCCAGCGGTGCGCCTTCTCCTCGCCGTCGATGTAGATGAGCGTGCCCCCCTTCGCCTGCTCCTCCGTCAGGTCGAAGACCTGGGCCCGCCACTGGTAGGCGCCCGGCTGGACGGGGTCGGCGTTGTTGTACTTGTCCATCACCACCCCGGACGAGTTGCCGCTATCGAAGCCGATCATCTCCCCGTCCGGGGCCATCCACTTCCAGCCCCCGCCCGTGATCGGCGCCGGCTCATCCGCGGCGACGTCCGACGTCACCTTGTCCTTCATCGTGACGACGACGAAGGTACCGTTCTCCGAGGTCTCGCCGCCGCCTTCCTTCACGAAGACGATCGTGTCCGGCGTGATCTCCAGCGTGCCCTCGCCGCCGTCACCGACTGTCTGGGCCGGCTCGCCGAGCTTCATACTCTCCTCGACCTGCCCGGACGTCGGCTCCCCGCCCGGCGTCTCGACCGCGGACGGCTTCGTGTCCGCCGTCGGACTGTCGTCCCCGCCGCCGCATGCGGTGAGAGCCGCCAGAAGCATCGCGGCCACAGCCGCGGTAGCGCGTGTGCGCATGAGTCCCCCCAAGGTTGAACGTCGGATCACCGTAGACCACACACGCCCTACAGGTAGCCGTCCGTCACCGAGCCGTGACACGACAACGCCCCCGCTCCAGCCCGTCACGACGGGGGAGCGGGGGCGCAGCTCGTTCTAGCGGCCCTCGCGGATTGCCTGCGCCAGATCCTTCATTGCCGCGCCGACCGTCAGCAGGGCATGCACCTGAGCCCTCGTGAGGGCCGCCACCTGATCGTCAGAGCCGGCTCTCTCGCCGTAAGCGTTGTCCAAGTTGCTGAGTGCCCGCGCCTGTAGCTGCTCGTAGCTGAGCTCTGCCATGTCCACCCCTTCGTTCGCGTTCCAGCGCCGCGAGTCTGCCGAAGACGGGGCGCCTTGTCAGCAGGGCCTCATCCGCAGAGATAGCGCATAACGTTCCCTTATGCGCTAGAAAATTGATACCCTGTGAGGTATGGAAACCGTCACGCCACCACTGCTGTTACTCGATGTGGACGGCCCTCTGAACCCATGGATGGCCAAACCGTCTCGACGCCCCGAGGGGTACAGCACGCACCGAATGCGTCCGAGCGGCTGGGAGCAGCCGTACCAGAAGCCCTTGAGGGTCTGGCTGAACCACGGACACGGCGCGGAACTCCTCGCGCTGCCCTTCTCTCTCGTCTGGGCTACAACCTGGATGCACGAGGCCAACGAGTGGATCGGCCCGCACATCGGCCTGCCTCCGCTGCCCGTCATCGAATGGCCGGACGAGAAGCCGCCGTCGAGTCCGTACTGGAAGGCGCCGCCCGCAGTGCACTGGAAGACCAAGACCATCGTGGAGTACGCGGCCGGACGCCCCTTCGCGTGGGTGGACGACGAAGTCACCGATCTGGATCGCGACTACGTGCAGCGCCACCACAGCGGCCCCGCCCTGCTGCACCACGTGGACCCTCGGCTCGGCTTGCTACCCGAAGACTTCGAGGCGCTGACCAAGTGGGCGGCTGGATTGTCCGAGGCGGCGGCGTGACGTTGAACCTGCCACAGCAGTCCGCCGGGCAGTCGATCGCGCTGCCCGGCTCGGACCTCTTCGAGGAAGTCCGCCGCAAGCTCGTCGACGACCTCGGCCTCGTCCAAGTCGACCGCCGTGGACAGGAGCGCATCTACCGGCCCCGCGCCGAACTCCTCGCCGAAGCCGTCACCCCAGAGACCTTCGTCATGGTCATGGACTGGCTGTCCTCCACCCGACGCGGCAGCCTCCAAACGAAACGCAACTACGTGGACGACATCCGACGCGTCTGGGGCGGATACGCCCAGGAGCTGGGTCACGAGCGGTTCGCCCTCGGCATCTTCAACCCGGACCACATCCGCGCATGGCGCCTGCGGATGGAGGGCCGCGGCGTACCGTCGACCACGATCTCCCGCTACCTCAACGCGCTCTCCTCGCTGCACACCTACGCCGCCGAGAAGATCGACCTGCCCCGGAACCCTGTCACCCAGGACGACCGACCCAAGGTCGACAAGGGCAACACCTCCCGCAGCACCCCCGTCCTGGAAGTCGACGAGGTGAAGGCCGTTGCCAACGCCGCAGAGAACGAGTTCGACGCCCTCATCGTTCTCCTCCTCTACACCCTCGCCGGACGCGTCACCGAGATGGTCGCCGCCGACGTCACCAAGAGGATCGAACGCGGACGCCGCTCCTACCTCGACGTCACCCGCAAGGAACACAAGGAACGCATCCTCCCGCTCCCCACCACCGTCGCCGAACTCCTCGACGCCCACACCGCGGGCCGCACCGAAGGGCCGCTCCTCCTCGACAAGGACGGCCGCCGGCTGGACCGGCATGATGTCGCCCGACTCCTCACCCGCCTCGGCCGCAAGGCCCGCGTCCTCACCTGCCCCACCGTCGACAAGCCAGGGCACACCTTCACCAAGTGCAAGGTCTGCCGGAAGCTCACCCCGCACGTCCTCCGCGCCAGCCGCATCACCCACATGCTCGACGCAGGGGAACCGCTGGCAGAGGTCCAAGCGTTCGCCGACCACGACAACCCCGCCACCACCGTCGGCTACTGGAACCGCCGTAACAAGGGACAACGCAACGCCGCCCACGTCGACGCCGCCGAAGCCCTCTTCGGAGGAATCACCGACCGCTTCCGACCTACGCCGACCGAGGGGCAGGAGACGCAGTGAGCGACGACTCGCCTGAGGAGCGCCCGCGGGACTGGATGGAGATCTGGTACGAGACCGGCGAGATCACCTGGCAGAAGCCTCTATCGCCCGAAGCCAACGCACGCATCCAAGCCCTCTATGACGAGCTGATCCAGAAGCAGGAGAAGGAAGACGGCGACGCCTGAGCGCGACGACGCCCCCGCGGCCGACTGGCTGCGGGGGCGTCGCGCTGTCTGGGGGTTCATCCCCAGCCGGTGTCGCTGCTCATGGCGCCTCCCCTGTACGTCGGGCGCGGCCTGCCAGCGGGGTAGTCCCCACGCCCCCGGAGGGGTCGCTGCGAACGAGGCAGGCCGCCCGGACACGCTACGTGGAAGCCGCCCGTCCTGCCAGCCCTCGTGCCACACTGCTTGGAGCCCCGCCGGGCTCCCCCGTCTCGGCGGGGCTTCTGCTGTTCCCGCCTCGTCGCGCAGGTCCCGTCGGTACGATCCGCTCTTCAGTACCGCGCACTACTGGGGGACATCATGCGCCGCACCATCACTCTGCTCGCCGCCGCCTGTCTTACGCTGGCCGGCTGCTCCAGCAGCGACAGCGAAAGTGACAAGCCGCAGCCTGCAGTGACGGAGACGGTGACGGCGACGCCGAGCCTGTCGGAAGCCGCAGCGCGGCAGGTGTGCATCGATGAGTGGCTGGCCATCATGGTCGAGTCGCCCGGCGAGGAGGTCGAGTTCGAGAAGCGACCCGCCGTGTGCGAGGGCCTGCCCGACCAGTTGGGGATGTACTCGCAGGCGCTGTTGGAACGTAGCGCGGAGAACCGTCGGAAGATCGACGAGTGCGTGGAGGACCCGACGTGCACGAGCGTCCCGATTCCCTGACCGTGATCGGCTGAGCTGGCGTGTCGGTGTGAGGATTGCCCGCACTCGGGTGACGTGCCCGCGGTCCGGGCCTGCGGCGGGGTCGGGTGCCGATATCACCGGGGCATGCTCAAGACGACTGTGCGCGGCCTGCTTGCCGCCGCCCTCCTGATCCTGCCTCTGGCGACGCCGGCTTCCGCCGCTCCGGTGTCACTGCCGCTCGCTGACGCGGTGGCCGCGCTGCCGACTGCGGACGAGTCCCGCGAGGGCTACAGCCGCGACCAGTTCCGGCATTGGGTGGACTCCGACCGGGACGGCTGCAACACCCGCATGGAGGTGCTGTTGGCCGAGTCGCTGGTTGCGCCGATGGTGGAGCCGGGGTGTCGGGTGACGGCGGGGGAGTGGCTGTCCTACTACGACGGTGTGACGGTGACTGTCCCGTCCGGGCTGGACATCGACCACGTGGTGCCGCTCGCGGAGGCGTGGGACTCGGGTGCTTCGGCGTGGACGGCGCAGCGCCGGGAGGCCTACGCCAACGACCTCGACGCCGAACGCAGCCTGGTCGCGGTGACGGCCCGCACCAACCGCAGCAAGGCGGACCAGGACCCGGCGGAGTGGCTGCCGCCGAACACCGACGCGCACTGCACGTACACCGTGGACTGGGTGTCGACGAAACTCCGCTGGGGTCTGACTGTCGACGACACCGAGCGCGCGACCCTGGAACGCCTGGCCGCCGGGTGCGACGACACCGTGGAATACGAGCCCGCACCGTAGACCGCTCTGGCATCCTGGCTGGCAGAGGCGTCCCGTGCGTGACTGCGCAGCACGCGCCCCCTCAGAGCCGCCTAGCCTCCACACCAGGGGCGCAGCGGTGGCCGTCCGACGGCGGGACCCGGGCGGTGCCTCACCTGACGCGTCCCTTGGGTGCCCAGTGGCGACAGCCCAGCGTGGTCGCCGAACCCCGAGCGCCCGGTCTGACGGCCGGGCGCTCGCGTGTTCACCCCCGCGGTTCGGGGAGTTCGCCGGGTTTGACGGGCACGAGCTCGATGTCGGTGCAGCCGGCGGTCTCGAGCGCGGTCTTCCGCCGGTCGGCGGACGGTTTGTCGTAGGCGACGGCGGAGGCGTGCGGGGTGCCGTCGGGGTCGGTCCAGGTGAGGGCGTAGCTCTTCATGTGGGCATTCTTGCTGGTGGCACTGACAGTGGCCGTAGGGTGGCGGCATGCATCCCGAGCGCTACCACGTCACCCTCGCCTCGGCTGGCCGTCCGGTGCAGCACGGCTGGTGGGCGTCGGAGGCGACAGCCCGCGGGAAGCATCGGGACTGGATCGGCGAGTGGGGCGACCTGCCCGACGCGCGCGTCACCCTCGTCGACGAGGAGACGGGCACGACGTTGACGAGGTGGCCCGAGACGCCGTGAGGCTCTGCCATCCTGGCGGGGAGTAGAGGAGACGCCATGGCCTACCGTCCGTACCCGAATGCCGACCGTGCGCTCAAGCAGCTGGCTCGTAAGGAGCGTGTTGTCGCTCGCCGGTGGGTCACGCCCGCTGGCCAGGTCGCCGAGGAGTACGACTTCCCGGGCCAGTCCCTGAACGCCCTCGCCGCGCGGATGCCGTCGCAGCCCGGCCTTTACATCCTGTCGACGCGCGACGATGAGCATGTCTTCGAGTACGGCGACGACCATGTCCAGCGCTGCACCCGCTGCCGCCTGCCGCACTCGCAGTGGTCCGGCGGACCGTGCCCGGGTGCGCCTGTTGACTGGAAGCCGGGCAGCTACGTCTGATCCCGGCGTTGTCAGCGGCGCCCCGTAGGCTGGTCGGAACATCAGCCCTTGCTGGCGCAGTGCTGAAGCCGCCCCCGCCCGTACAGCACCGGTCGGGGGCGGACTGCTGTCAGAAGCTCTCCTTGCCGGTGAGGCACTGTTGGCCGGGGCATCGCCAGGTGACGCTGCCTTGCGGGTCGGGGTCGACCACGAGTCCGGGGTGCTCTTTCCAGTGGCCTCGTATCGGGGTGCCGCAGTCGGGGCAGGGCCGGGCGGGGATGTGGCGCTTCTCTGATCGGCGGTAGATCCGCTGCACGTTGTCCATGAGGCGACGGTGGCACAGATCCGGCGAGACGTTCCCCCCGCTCCCCGGGGCGGCTCAGCCCTCCGGGTGCCGGACGGCCTTCTTGAGCGCCATCTCAACCTTGTACCTGTCGTGCCCGCGGTCGATGGCGTAGGCGGTGATGGCCCGCTGTACGTCGTCTGCCTGCGTGGGGGTGAGGGTGCCTGCCTGGATGGCGGTCCAGGCGTCGCGTTCGGCGGCTAGCAGGGCGTCGGGGAAATCGAAGGTACTCACGGCCGGAGTCTATGCCGGGGTGGGGTGGGTTCCCGCAAACCCATTGTGTAGCGTTCGCGATGTGTGTAGCGTATGCGTCATGAAGAAGAGGTTCGCCGAGATCGGTGACGCCGACGGCAACAAGGACGTGGTCTTCGAGATCACACCCGACCTCGCCGACGCGTTCGCCGCCGCCATCCGCAACGAGGTCGGCGTCGAAGGCCCCCGCCACGCCCGCACCTTCGACGACCTGACCACGACCATCGCCCAGGTCTCCCGCGTAATCCAGCACCTGGAGGCGTTCCGGGAGCTGGCGATGGTGGCGGCCGACAAGACCAGCCCGCACGCCGACCGAAAGGCCATCGCCATGGCCGCCACGATGCCTCCGTCCCGGCTGTACCGGGTGCTGGAGAGACACGGGCAGCCGAGGAACCGCAAGACCGACACCGAGAAGTGAGGACACAGGCCATGCCGATCACCCGCTCTGACCGCATCAGCGGCACCATCTACGTCATCGCCACCGACGCCGACGACGCGCAGCGCCTCGCGCTCGACTACCTCCGCGACAACAGCGACGACTACCACGTCTACGGAAACCAGAAGGACGCTGACGGGGCCCTGTACAACCGGTACGGCTCCTACGACACCGACCGCGACCGCGTGTACGCCGTCAGCCTCGACATCCGCATCGCCGACGAGAAGTGAGGGCACCGACCGTGACGAAGAAGCCATCCCAGCCGTGGCGCCTGGTGCTGACCACGCCCAGCGTTCCGGTCTACACCAAGCACCGGTCCAAGCCCGCCGCCTACCGCGCCGTCGAAGACGAGAAGGAGCGCGTCGCCGCAGGGCTGAGCAACGTGGTCCGTATCGCCGTCGACCAGTGGGACGTCGATGGGCAGCGGTGGGTCCGGTACGAGAACGTCTGGGACAAGACCACCGAGCGGCTGGCCGCCGACCGCGTCACCGAGAAGTGAGGGTCTGAGCCCCGCACGCAGAAGCGCCCCCGCCAGGAGAATTGGCGGGGGCGCTCGCACGTCAGCCTACCGTCACGCCGCGACGTCGACCGGCCCGCACGCCCGCTCCGCCGCAACCGCCCGCGTCCACTCCGCCACCAGCGATTCGTACCGCTCGCGGGACTCCCCATACAGCCAGCCACCACACGCCCGCACCAGCGCGCGGATCTCCTCATTCACCACCACAGCCGGACGCACCGGGGCTGCGGGAAGAGGAGAGGGAAGCATGGCGCCAGCGTAGTCGGGCGGTCGGACAGCGGGCTACGAGAAGGCGCGGTCTGTCATCCTGTACCCGAAGGGAGGGCGCGATGAGCGACGAGACGTACAAGGCCCGCTACTGGCGCTACTACAGCGAGCAGGAAGAGGAGTGCGACACCCTCGACGAAGCCGTCGCCTTCCTCAGCAACGGATGGGAGCGCGGAAACCTCTCCGAGATCGCAGTCATCGGCCCGGACGGGACGACAGCCCTGAGCGGCGAGCGACTGCACCAGCGCATGATGAGCCTGCTCGGAACCTGAGTTAGCCCTCTGCTGGCGGCTGACCCACGTAGGTGCCACGCCCCTGCACCGTCCACACCACCCGCTCCTCAACGAGCACGGCGAGCGCCCGCCGCACCGTCGACCGGGCCAGGCCGTACTCCTGCACCAGCCGCGTCTCCGACGCGATCGGCCGGCCGGGTGCCCAGTCCCCGCGCGCGATCCGCGCCTTCAGGATCTCGGCGAGCTGCCGGTACGGGGTCACCGGACCCTCGTGATCGATCTCCGCATCCGGATCAATGGCCAT